TTTTTCATCACAATCCTTCTGACCACAACATTCAACTAAGCCATCGTCCGTTTGGGAGTATGTCAAAATTCAGTAAGTATAAGAAAATTAAGCAGCTAAGATTAACATTAAAATTGAAAATAAAGGTGAATATTAGACAAGTATTTTGAACTAAAAAAGGCAAAAAAAAATAGCCTCTTATAAGGAGGCTACATAGTGAAAATCACACAAAAGGTCATTAAAAATATTTAAGCATGGAAAATTACTTCGTAGAGCAACGCAAGATAAGGTATTCGTCCGTCATGGAAAACGAAGATACATGTTTTTAAGGATCGTATCTTACGTTGCGATACAATTTTAACGCATTTGAATATAAATTAAAACAAGAATTTGCCCTTTTATTTCTTTTTGTGAAGTTTAAATTCTCTGATAATAATTAAATATCGAATATTCAATTATAGAGAAGAAGTACTTATGATTAAGAATAATCAGACAAAACAACCTGTAAAAGAATTTAATACCTACGATTTGGCTGCGTACCTTAGAAAGGTGTGTGCTAATCCTCAGCGTTCTAATTCATTTATCAAAGAAACATATAACCTCAATACAAAAGCAGATAATTCTGTAGCTGTAGTTCCAATCAACAATCAGTTTGCAATTGTGTATTATCCATCGTCACAAGGTGATCCTTCATGGAGTAATAATATGGACAATCTCCATGCAGCATATTTTGAAGATGATAAGGGATATTTCTTGCCAGGATGGATCATAAACTTAAGTAATGCTTCTTATGTTTCTAATCTTTTAAAACAGAAGCTTAACGGCACAATTAGAACAGAGTCTAATATCATATTACCAAGTCTTCCTAACTACAGTGTAAAGACTGTAGAAAGAGCTAATAAAGAGTTGCATAAAGTTCAGGAGAAAACTTTAAGCTTCTATGTGGATCATGAGTCTAACTCTATCTTTATCAAGATTAGTTTAAACAATGAAATCTTTTCAGAACTGGGTAAAAAGTACTATGGTATATATATTGCACAACTAGGCGCATGGATGTTTAACTATGATTATCGAATGGTTCTTGCTAACGCTTACAAGATAGTAGAAAAGGAATATAAAGACTGATTTTTTTTATCCCAGTAATTAAAAGACGAGGTAATTTCTAATAATTACTGGAATTAAATTAGGACATTTTGGGTACAAAAATATTAGCACAAAATCAGGGGACAAAACTTTGCTCCTTTTGATCTTCAACAAGATCGAACTATAATCTATGAATCACTCTTTCTCAGATTAGCTATCTGAGTTTGAGTGATTTTTTTTGCTCAAAATTTATGAATATTTTGGAGAATATTATCTAAATAAGCGTAGGACTGCGGAGGCGTAAAATCAGAATTTACCTTGTAAGGATCAATCGGAGATTCAAACTTAATATAGTCTTTTATTACTATAGCAATGCCTTTATTTTTACCTTTAAAATATTCAAAAAAAGTCTTTTCTTTAATACCTGCGTACTGTTTGCACTGTGACCAGAGAACAGTTGGAGGAGCTTCAAGAATATCTCTGATTTGGATTATTCCTACAATCATTCTTATAGGTGCTGAAGCATAAACCCATATTTCAGAAGGTAAGTTTTTAAAGTTCCTTTTTCTAAATTCAAAAAGCTTAGTATGCCGTTCTATCAGTTCAACATATTCAGGTTTAATTGATAATAAGATACGATCACTTTTCATAAAACTTAGAGAATAATACCAACTTTTTTACACAAATTAACCTGAATATTATACAAAGACAAAATTCAAATAATTTTAATTAACAAATAACGTATAAATTTTTAATTATGAAAGTTTTGTTTATTTATTCTTGATTTTTTTATTTAATTTCTTTTTTAAGAACGGAATATCGTCAATGCCGAAGATAATCAATAGCAAAAAACCTACAGCAGAAACAATAGACCAAGTCAAAGGAGATCTTCCTATTTCTGTATTAATGAACCATGATATAAAAACGGCACTTAAGCCTAAAAAGCCTAAAATTGAACCATAAAATAAAATTTTCTTTAATTTTTTGACGTTATTTATCATTGTTCTTCTCCACTCTCTGTACGGTTTTACTCTTCAAAAATTGTGCTGTTGATAAAATAACAATTGATAAGAAAATGATTACGAGATAAATACTCAGAGCTTTTTCTGAGAACGTAATAAAATCCAAAATGTAAAGCAGACCTAACAAAAACTCAATCACTACAAGAAATGCACTTGTAATTCTTACACGTTCGATCTTCACATAGTTGCGTAAGAGAGGTTTTATATTTTGATAATTTTGAGTGTTTAAGCTCATAACTTTTTCTTCCTTGTTTATAACCAAATCAACAAATATTTGTTTTTAGAGTACCGTAGATTGACTTAACAAAGTCTCTTCTGTAGAGCAATTCCTCTAATAAGATTATACTTATTAAAATTCAATTTTTAATGTAAAAAAACTTAAAATTAGTGACTAAATTTTTCTAATAACTAAAAATCGTCATATAGAGAGATTTCTTGATTTTATGAATAACTTATCACCCAGTGTACGATACGTTATTCTGTGAGAAGATTACTTATCAAAATATGTATTTTGATAACCTATTATGCTAACTTATTGATTTATAAAGTTTTGTAAATTCTGGATAACATCAAAACACACTAATTTGGGTAATAATTACATTTTTGAAAGTCTAAACTGTAAAAATAAATACAATTATTTCAAAATTAGCTCTTTACAAAATCCATCGGGGGGGGGTACTATAGTTTTGTTCCCTATGTTGAGTTTCTCATATATCACATCTGAGAATACTAAGCCTGAAGTTTCAATTCGATAAAGGCTATTTAATGGCGGCACACTTTTTTACCTCAGTGTCGCCTTAATCAAAAATGAAGTACAACTTATTTAAGTTCGTACTTCGAGGTTTGCTACACCTTTCAAGATAGCAAAGTTCCGAACAAAACAGGTACAACGTTTTTTTATATTGGACAGAAATGTCGATCGTTGATTTATACCTGTTTATTGTTCATTGTCGCCATTAGGGGCAAGATTTGAATATTGTCCCTCTAGGGTGACTGTATTCAGATTTTGCTCCTTTTGTTTTCTGTCTGACAAAGGTTATTTCATTCCTTTGTTAAGACTTAACCTAATATAGGAGATAAAAATGAAAGATTCAGTAATCATCAACTTAACCCCTCACAATGTCGCAGTATATTGCAAAGAAGATTGCGAAGAAATTCGCAAGGGTAACTATGTTACCTTAACCCCAAAAGAGGGAGTTAGCCCATGGGAGATTTTCCCAGCTTCAGGGACCGTAGCGAGAGCTACGGAAAAAAGAGATGTGGTTCGCCACATCTCAATTAAAGGCAGGAGCTTTGAGATAGCACGTAAGTGCTACTCAAAACCAGAAGGGCTACCTGAGCCTCAGCCAGACACCTTATTTTTGGTGTCTGCACTGACAGCTCAGGCAGTACCGGAGCGAGACGATCTTTTGATCGTTGAAGGCGCTTGCCGAGACGCTGAAGGGAAAATTTGTGGTTGCACTGCATTTGCAGTGATTTAATCACAGATTGGTGACTGATTGAGATCGGAGCTTGAGCACGCTTGGCAACAGAAGTGCTTGTTTAATGTAAGAGTAGGCAGGCCACCTACCACCTATGTGTTCCATTTAGGGATCAATATTGGTATTAACGCTTTGTCGTTAGTATTGATGTTCGTGCGCTACCACCAAGACAGGGTATTAGAGAGTAGCAAGATAAGATTTTCTGTAAGAGTTCATACTCTTACAGATTATCTGTCCTCAAATTTAATTTTCACTTTTCAACTCGATTCTTAAATGTTCAATTATTCTTTAGTTTTAACTTTGTAAGTTATATGTGCCTTTGATGTGTATTTAATTTTTTCAAATTCTAATGGTTGTAATTTCCGAAAAAGAGTAACAATCTCTTTCTCTATTTTTTCATCAATACTTGTATTAAGTGGTGTTTCAAGTTTTATACCAAGGGTTTTGGCAATATTTTCAGCTTTATCTTGGGCATCTTTTATTGCTAAACGATCAGTATCTATTTGATCTTGTTGTATGTTTTTAAACTCATTTGGAAAAGGTTCTGCGAAGTCAAGATTATTTATAAGAGCAATTTTATTAACAAGCTCTTTAAATAAGGATAAATCTCTAAGTTCAACAGTAACGTATTTATATGCAGTATATCCAAACAGAGGATCTTTTTTTCTTATCGTATCTTTCATCTTAACTGTTACAGAATTGCTCTTAAAAATGCATGGGAGAGCTTTTAATTCAGAAATTGAATCTTCAAATACTTCGCCAGAATCACTGTGTGAAAACTTTTTAAGAACTGCTTTTATGTAGACAATATCTATATATCCAGTTCCAGTAACTTCAATTTTATATTGATCACCTTTAGCTGCATCAAGCTGAATTTGTACAGAATTATTCTGCAAAATTTCAGATGCAGATACACTATTTGAGGTTGAGGAGAAGATGATAGAAACAGGCAATAAGACTGTTCCTAAAAAGAGTTTTTTCATTTAAGGCTTCCTTGTAGTTAAGATCAGATCTTTTAAATCTGTGTCACAACTTTTCTCTATATGGGATTGAGTGACTTTTCTTTATTCTTCACTTTTCAATTCAATTCTTAAATGCTCAATATTCGGATATAATTCTTCAAGTTGATTCCACCAGTTCTCGTCAATTTCAGGAACCTGTCCTTCAGTTTCTGCTATCAGCAAACACTCTAAGATTTTTGATAAAGGTAGATGGAATATATGGTTGCCATCTTTAAAATTAAACACCATATTCTCATCACAGTTATCACAGAAAATCTTTTCGATACTTGGCTTTTCTTTGTCCAGTAAGCCTTTGAGTTCTTGAACATTGCACTTATTATTCATGTTTAACTTTGTTCCTACAGCTTAATCTTGTCAGCAATCTCATTTAAACGGTTTGAAGAACTCTTATCATAGAGCTGCGTAGTTGAGATTGAAGAATGACCTAAGTAATCACGTACCGAAGTAAGCGCAAAGCCCATATCTATCAGCTTTGATGCACATGTACGGCGTAAATCGTGCGGAGACCAGTGTTTCATGCCCAGTGCTTCCACATATTCATTACAAATGTTATAGATAGAACAACCTGTCAAGCCTTGCTCTGTAACAGTTTCATCTTTTCTAATCTGTACAAAGATACGACCTTTAAAGTTACCTCTACACTCAATCCAATCTTTCAGTCGTTTAATGGTAAATTTAGGAAGGGGCACCTGGCGTTCTTTATTGCCTTTACCTATTACTCTCAGGTACGGTTTCTCTGCATCAAGATGTACTCCATCCATTGATAACTTGGAAACTTCAGCTCTTCGTAGACCTGTTCCAATCATCACTGAAAAGATGGCTGCATCACGCACTTTCTTAAAAGTATCCTGTTTTCCTAAGAACTGAAAAAGCTCTTGTATCTCTGTTTCAGACAGCATTCGACCATGAGCAATACGAGATCCTCTTACGTTCTTAACTTCACTGATTAACTGATATGTCTTAGGATCTAATCTTTCCTGTACCCACAGTCGCTTAGCAACACCTTTGATTGCGCATAACTTGGTATTGATAGTTGAAGGAGACTGCTGCTCTTCCAGCATTTTACCAATAACAATGTTAATAACAGTGTCAGTCAGGGTCTCCCATGAGGTGAAGTTACCGCAACTCTCCAGTGCTGTTTTAACAAATGCTTTAATGTAATATCTCATGGATTTTTGAGAATTGATTGAGTTTAGCGATCTGAAATAATCAAGAACAGCCGAGTCAGAACAAAGTTGAGTAACCATGTACTGAGGGGTGGATTTTTTTGATTTCCTCATGTTAGCTTGACTTCTCTATATGTAAAGATAATTGATATAAAACAATTATAGTTACGAATGTTATGTCAAATCAATGTGTATATATAAATAAAATTGATGTAATAGACATGAGGAAATGAAATTTTATTTACTATTTGTTTACCATCTCTTTAAATGATTTAGATGCGGTAAAAACTGGTTTATTGTGAGCTGGAATTTCCAACATATCTTTTGAAATTGGACTTCTAACTTTACGTGATGCGATTTCTCTTTGTCCAAAAGTGCCAAAGCCAAACAGGTGTACTTTCTCTCCTTTAGCTACAGATTCCATGATCTTTTCTAAAGCTGTGTCTATTACTTCTTTGACATCTTTCTTGTTTAAAGTCATGCGCTCTGCAATGATCTGAACAAGCTCTGTTTTATACATAAAATTTCCTTTAATAATAAATAAGTTAAATCATAGCTAATGCCTATTATAGAGTTAAGTTCAAAATTGAGAGTTGGGACTTAAGGGGCATGTATTTAATTTTGATAGAGTGGAAGACGCTCACTACTATTGAATATGAGTGAGCGTTTGTTTTACACCTCCTTACCTAAAGTTTTTTTTTAATTATGTCTGCTATTTCAAAATCAGGCCTGTACAAATAAAGATGTAAAGACCAGTAAGAATAGAAAGACATACTTTTTCCAGCAGAGGGTGTTCTGCATTAGCAACATAGTGCTCATATCCGTAGGCATAGTACACTACGCCTGTAAAGCAGAGAAAAAGCTCTGCAATAGATAAGGTTATAAAACTCATATTTAAATTTCCATTTAAGATTTTTATAAACATCTACAAAGAGAACTATTTCTCTTTGCTGTTTATGCATTTATTCTTGCTGTTTTGTCGCTAAAAAATGCCTCTGTTTGGTGTAAAGTTAGACTTTAAGCCTTTATTTTTCGGCTTTAAGATTTAAAAATTCGTTTTATACAAAATCACAAAGAACCAAAAGGATCATGGCTTAGAGGAGTGCTGCGGTCAGGAAGATTGTGATAGAAAAGCTTGTAGTAGCTATACATCTGTAACCCGTGATGATGGCTCAGTCACAATTTGCTGTGGTCAGAAAGACTGTGAAGATAAGTTTAAAGCTTCACTACCATTGTATTTTGGCTCTTCCATGCAAGCTAACAATGGTGAAAAGAAGAGTATCAGTCTTGCTGATGTAAAAGAACATGAGCTTTTAAAAAGTGTTACTGTTCACTGTTTCTTAGGTAATGCTAAAGGCGATATATTTGTTAATGACAAAGTTGTGTTTTCTGATGCCTATCCATCTGTAGGAATATTAGCAGGAACAGTAAGAGAGGTTAATTACAATATACCTATCAATAACACTAACAATACTGCAACAATATCTATTAAAGGTTATCCTTATAACGCCTTTTCATTAGAACTATGGGGCTTTGGAGACAATGCTTGGACTAGAGAAAAAAAATGCGAACTAAAGCTTCATTTTAAGTAGTATGGTATCGTTACTTACGATATATTTAGCACTAAAAATAGTAATACTTATTAGCAGATAAGAGATTTTAGAATGGATTTATTTGAATTGCTGTTTCAAGCGATAATTACCATATTTGAGCTTAAAGATTCAGACTCAAAGTTTATGCGTTTTATTAAAATTCTTCTTGTTATCGTGTGCTTAGGTGTATTGGGATTTGTCATATTAGCTCTCTTAATTATAACTTTTTCTTCTCACTAAAAATTTTTTAGGCACATCTCTTTTGAGGGACTTTTGACCGATTCCATGTCGTGGAAAAATAACATATTTTCTATATAAGACAATAAGTTAATATTAAAATGACTACAAAATTACTATAAAATGCTTATCAGAGAACTTTAGCAAAATGCTGAAGATTTGTTTGTAAATTAATGGATTCTTTTAAAGAACTTCTGTTAAAAGATCTGCCTACTTTAGTGTGGCAGATCATTACCCCCTCACCCCTTCAGCTAAAATTGCTTATGATCTTGGGTATGTTAATAAAATGGAGTGTTAAGAGGAACCCAAATTATTTTTCTCACATCAGTAGCTGATACTCCATAATACTCACTTCCCGATGGGGCCCACGCTGTATTATCTCCATAATTTGTAAATGAATTGATTTTATTAAAAACAGGATCATCATAACATTCTAAATAAAACATATCTAATACAACACCACTACTAGATGCAGCTACTGACCCCTGACATCTTAATCTTCCGTTCTGACCGTCATTGTTGATATATGAGGCAATAAGCTCTTTAACATCTTCACTTACAGGAAGTTCATCAATACTATTATATTCAGATGGTAACTTATGATTTTCGTAAACATAATCTAGTAATGTGTTTTCATATTTATATTGTGATGGGTTACAAGAATGATCTATCAAAGGTGGATATGGGAACGTACCATTAACCCATTCCATAACTTCTTCTGTATTCAATTTATTGATAAACATTTTTTTATGAGGGTTACCATAAATTGTTATATGAGGATGAAATACACCTCCATCTCCGATACAACCAGTATAAAGATCAAAAGGAAGACCAACTAAGTTTATAGGAAGAGATGCCTTAAACTTTTCCTCACAATCTTTTTTACCACAACATACTTGTGTAGAGCCATCGTTTAAAGTTACTGAAGTATAACCACCACAGGCCTTTTCGTCACAATCCTTCTGTCCACAACATTCTACTAAGCCATGATCCGTTTGGTTCTATGTCTTTTGAATAGTGGCGTAGCTGTTTAATTAAAAGCAAGAAATAAGAGGGGAGAATTTGACATGATCTTGGAATAAAAAAAGACCTTTAAGTGGAGCGTATCTCTTAAAGGTCTTTGCTATAAAGCAATTAATAAGGTTTTTTGAAAAGGTTTATTTTTCGGTATCCATAATTTTAGAGCTATAAATAAGCGAATACAAGTTTAACGATATTTTTCAGTGATCGGCGTTAAGTTATGATCTTTTTCGTACTGGGTTAAGCCGTCATCCTGAACACGATACAGGTGGATATTCTCTTTATTAACATTAGCAAAAGCAACTGGTTTTCTGCCTCTGCCACTCCACTGTACGCATACACCTGACTCGGTAATAACTCTGTAAACCTCGTTAGAATGAGCAACAACTCGTTTAGGTTTGGTTGTAACAGGTATTCTGTAACCTAAGCGTTTCATATCCTCAAAAGAGATATTAAGCTCTTTCATTAACTGAATGATCTTATCAGCGTTCTGGATTCTGTATTTAAGATCTTCAATACGTTGATCAATAATTTGTTTAGCATCATTTAACTGAGCTAGGGAAAAGTTAGAGATCACTTCTTGAAACTGTTTCTTTTCGCTGAGAGTGAAAGGTTTATCATCAATCTTTAAATCTTGGTTAAAATCTTCGTTTTCCATGCCACGATCCTTACTTCTTATCCATCTCAGACATTATTAAAAGGCTCTTAAGGTTTAGACCTTGTTCTTTAAGCATTGAAGCAATCTTTTCAGCTTTTTGATTTTTAACACTAATATAGTGCTGATAAGAGCTTGTCTTTAGATACGCATTGTATCTGTTTAAAGAGAGGTTATTCTTCTTTGTATATTCCATAAACTTAGCATATTTCTCGTTATAAGGATCTTCAAGAAACTGTTCTGGAGTATAACCTTCTAAAAAAATCATATCAGAAAAGTTATCAAAATTCGCAGCGCTGTCAAAATCAATATCGACAGGAATAGCTTCCTTTCCAAAATGTTCTGAAATTATGTGAACGATTGCTTTAACTAATTTTGAAATTTCAGCATACTGCTCAGATGTTCTAGCTTCAGAAAGATAAAGATCTTGTATTGTTTTTAAAGTCCTTGAATTAGAAAGTAACTCTTCAATGTTTTTAGGAATACCGTGTTTCTTTATGTAAATAGATATAAACAAATCAATAAGCTGCCAGGTCACACCTGCCTGTTCTTCAATAAATGAAGAGTCTTTAACATATTCAGAAATGCTTTTACCTAGACAAGTTACAACAGCATCGTCAGGTTTCTTTTTACCATTATCAATATCTTTTTTGATACGAGAAAACCAAACAGGCGAATAGCCCACTAAATCACAGAACTCTTTATCACGGATGCCTAAAAATGCAGGTAAACGCATCAGCATAGCATTACTTATAACTTCATTTATAATTTTAGGCATAATTATCCCTCGAGAAATATTAATACCAAGCATGGTTGAACGATTAATATAATCGTACAAAACGCATTTATTAGGTCAATTATACTATCATGTAAATAAAAAAATGAAAGTTTATAAGCCAAATTAGCATAACAAAGTAAAGAATATTGATATATAAACATCATTATGATGTTTATTAAATTGATATTATGAAACATAATTAACTTTAACCAAGTTGTTATAACATGCCCTTTATTTCTTATTTTGAAGTCTTTACTTTTAGAGTTTTGCAGTTCATAATTAAGTTGTTAGTTGGCTTTATTTTGTTATGTCAATTTTAACCCTAAGCTTCAAGGTCAAAGCTCCCAACCAGCGCTTCTCATTTTTTCCGAGAATCATGTCTGCGCTGGAAATCAAAAACTACGGTTGTACAACTGTAGGTTTCAACCGAGCAAAGAAATAGCATCGGATAGGAACACATGTTTCCTGTCACGGTCTTTCTGCGCTCATTTTGTCAATTGACAAACACTATCACACTATCTGTCAATTGACGTGCATGGTGTTTGCCCTGGTAGGAGGATGCCATGTTTATAGTATATATTTTTGTATTATTTTTAGTTTTGAACTTCCTTTGGGAAGTTCTACGTACCTTAGCAACACGCAGTGCTGCTAAGGTTCATGTAGCAACTGCTCCTGTAGCAGTTGCAAAGAATGACCGCAAGGTCGTAACTCTTTCTCAGGCAAAGCCTGAGTTAAAGGATTACGAGCTGTTACAAGCTCGAGACCGCCTATGTGCCAAGAATGGCATTAGAGGCTTTGATGCTGTAAATTACGAGGCTGTCCTCGTAAAAACAGCCTCTGGATGGGTTACTACCCTCCAAAGACGTCAAGTATAGTTCTAAAGTTCATCATCACCTTGTGTGTTGATGGACTTTCCTTAAGCGACTCAACGTGTAAGCTGTTATTTCAACTGTTTATAGGTTGACTTGTTTAAGTTAAAAGATTTCTTATTTTCTTTATAAGAAATGTCCGTACCAGCTGACATTAATCAACACTGGCTTAATTAAACCTCCTCAGATGTTTTTTTTACTTCTGAGAGAGATGCGACTGATGTTGTTATATCCGTATATCAACTAGGTCTTATTTTGTTTCCGTAGGGGAATACATTGTTTCCCTTCGGAAGCAATGTTTTCTCCTTACAAGGAGAAAATTATGTTAAATCCATCATTGGAAGTTAATGAAGAGTTTACTTGTTTCGAGGAATATCCTCGTGACAAATATAATTCAATCTTTCTTAGCGAGTATTTAAAAGAGTTAGTCAGAAATGATGTAACTTTTAAACTCGTGAAGACAGAGAACAAGTACATTGTTCTCTTAAAAGATGAGTTACATCTTCATTAACTGTTTTAAATTTCCACTGCGGAGTTTATGTGCTCCGCAGTGGACATATAGCTCCGCTTATTTTTTAGGAAGGAGCTTATGATAAAGAAAACTTTGTCTGAGGTTATCACTCTACGTAAGGAAAACTTGAGTTTGAGAAATGAAAATCTCAGATTAAAGATAAAAAATGAAAGACTTGAAAATGAAAATCAATTGTCTGCAAAAAGAAAAAGTACTTTTAATGTAGTTTTTTCTGTTTTCTTTGCTGATATTGGATTTACTTCAGCTTTCTTTTTTAAGGAGATCCTAGGGACAGACAAGATATATTTAGAATGTGCTATTATGGTAGTGTCATTCATTTGTCTTGGACTTTTTTCCTTAGGATTATGGAGGAAGAAATGGTAGTAGCTCTATCAATATTTTGGGCATTAGCCTTCATTGGCTCTTTTGCCCTCGTTTTCTATATGGTTTTTGGAAAAAATAGCTAATAACATATAGACATAACAAACATCTTTTCTCCAACTCCCTTAGCCTAGTCTAGGGGAGTTTCATTTCAACCACCTGAGAAGGTAAACACTATTTACCTTCTCAAGGTGCATAGTGTTTATCTTTTTTTTATTTTTTTTGCGGCTAAGCCGCTCAAGGAAAACACTATGAATATGAATAACTCAAATTTAAAGCCTCGTTACGACTCTTTGTTTCAAGATCTTTTAGATTTTGGAGTTTTAAAGGAGGACTTGGCTGCCTCCAAAGGCAAGTTAACTCGTTCAGCTGAAAAGCCGAACGAAACTCAGGAATTTGCTTTATGGGAAGTAACTGATCCTGTTACAGGAGAAGTTACTGCCTTAAAGCAGTTGTTGCCCTTCAATATTTCATTAGCACTAGCCCTTAAAAAGGCAGGTGCCGATGTAGAGGTATCCAAAGAGATGCCTAAAAAGAAGGTATGGGTAACAGTAAAGAGCTGTGACGAGTACTCTCGTCACATCCCTGAGTTCAACCCAGCGTATCGCCCAGCGCCTGTACATGCAAACAAGGTCATTGACCTTGTAATGCGCCGTAACGGCGTAGGTAATGGCCGTGGCTTTTATGGCTACGGTGAGTCAGGTACTGGAAAGACCAGTATGTGCCTTTGGATGGCCTCAGTATTGGGGCAACCAGTGGTGCAGTTTAACTGCTCATCGTCAACGGAAATTGAGGACTTGTTCCTCCGCCAAATTTCTTTTAACGGAGTTTGGAAAACCGTTGATTGTGCCTTGCTTACAGCATGTAAGCGAGGCTACTGGGCCCTAGTAGATGAGTTAGACCTTGCTCCAGCAAGTCTTCCACCATCACTGAATGATCTTATTGAAGGTCATTCATTCAGTGTTGCAGGCTTAAAAGAGCCTGTAAGAGCAAATGATCAATTCAGATTATTTGCCTTCGGCAACACTGGTATCAACTGTTCAGAACGTGGAAATTACAATGGCAGAAACATCATTGATGAGTCTACATTGTCACGTTTTACAGTTGATAAATTTGATTCTCTTTCTGAGGATCAGGTTGCCAAGATGGTTAAGGCAAGCTTCCCAGAAGTTAGTGAAGAATTTGCTTCCATGACTTCAAAATTCTTTGAAGGAGTGGAGAACCAATTCATCTCTAACAACGTTCCAAGCGTTGTTTCTCCAAGAAACATTCTCGACTTTGTCGAGTTATTCTTGGCAAACGAGGACGAGATGGCAGAGCCTCTTGTTTACGCTGTAAGCGTAAAACTTCCAATCATCAATGATGATGACGAAGTTAGGGATGCAGTCTTAACAGAGCTGACAAGTCACTTCAAGACAATTTGTCCTGAAGCTGATTTGCGAAGACTGTGGGAGAGAAGAAATACCTTTGCTTGTGAAGCTAAAGCAGCAGAACAGCAGGGTGACATCTTCTCAGAGTTAGGTCTATAAACAAAAAAATAATGTCTTAGGACAAACATCATTGTCCTAAGACGTGGTGTTTGTCCTTTTTTCTAAGGAGAATACCATGAATATTCAGTATCTTATCGCTGGCTTAATTGCCATCTTCTACTGTGGTTTTGCAAATATCACCAAGGCAGATGCTGCTGAGGTGAATTATCCAACCTCAAAAGAGGTTGCAGAAGCTGTAGCTGAAATTTACAAGGATGCTTCAGATGAGGAGTACGAACAATTTATGGTTTGGACTTGCCAATACGCTGAAGCTTTACTTCCTGTAAAGCACAAGGCCGCAAAGACCAAGGCAGATAAGATTTAATTTATTTGCATCTGATTGATGTGTCAGATGCAGTCCCTAAGGACAGCACTAAGTCCTTAGGGATGTAGTGTTTGTCCTTTCTTTTAACAAGGAAGAAATTATGAACAACGCTACAACAAATTATGATGTAGCTCGTAACCGAGCTCTTTTTCTTGATTCAATCTTACGTAGTCTGAATAAGGCTGCCGTAAGAGATGCAGTTGAGGTAACACTCAACTGCAAAATCAAGGACTTTAAGGCGCTTCAAGCCTTGAAGGCAGAAAAGAATTTCGTTACGAGCCGAGGGGCTCAGTTAAGATGCGTTAGCGAATCAGCTAATACCATTGTTACGGTAAACGTAACAAGGGGATAACATGAGCAGCTCCTTTTATAGAATTGTCCCAGAACTGGAGCAAGGCACCTCTGAATGGTTAGAGTTTCGCAAGAGACACATAACCGGAACGGAGGTTGCTCACCTCTGGAGTGGTCAGGTAAAGTTCGAGCAGCTCAGAGATGAGAAGCTCGGCTTAGTAAGCAAACCTCAGTTAAATACTGAGCCTGTGCTCGAAGGTAAGTTCTTTGAACCCCAGATAAGAGCACACTTGCTAACCACTCCACTGGGACGTAAGCTCTCACCATCAGGTGAGTGCCCAACACCATGTCTTGAAGTTGTCAGTGAGCCATATTTTATGGTCTCACTTGATGGCTTAACAGACATGGAAATACCTGTTGAAATTAAGAACTCTTATTCCAAGAGCAAAACTTCTTATAAAGATGTTCTTGAGAATGGTTCTTTCTCAAAGACAGGTAAGAACGCCGGCTACTATGCTCAAGTACAGTGGGAAATCTATTGTACTGACGCACCGTGTGCGGTGTTCTGTACCCACAAGAGCTTGGACGGAAAAACATTCTGTCCAGATAACTTCAAAACCCAGATCATTAAACGTGATCCTGATGTTATCAAGGAGCTTGTCGCTATTGCTCATGGATTTAAAGAGTTCATGAACACAGGCAAGTTACCAGAGCTCAAAGTGGGCAAAAGGGCAATTACACCTGACCCTCAGGAAGAGGTTGTACAGCTCATTGAACTGTACAAGACTCAAAACGAGGCTTATGAAGCTGCTAATGCTGCTTTAAAGCCTTTAAAGGAGCAAAGAGACGAAACAGCTAAGCTGTTAGTTGAACTGCTACCTGAGGGAGTTAATAAGCTGGAGACATCAGATTGCTCAATCGTTCGAGAAGAACGTAAGGGCAGTATTGATGTTGAAGAGCTTTCAAGATACCTGGTCGAACATAAGCTGATGTCTGTAGAGCAGATAGATACATTCCGCAGGGATGCGTCTTATGCAAACAGAATAAGACTTAAGTAACTGGGTATTAACTGGAAGATTTTTATGATCTTCCAGTTGTTAGTGTTCCTGAAAACAGGATAGCTAACCTTTTTGAGCATTTACGAGTGTTCAGCAAGGTTAGTTATCTTTGTTTTTATTTTTTAATTCTTCAGCACATGCTGGAGAAGGAGCACTATATGAAAGCACCAGAATATAACGGCGTAATAACCGATGGTGATCAGGTTTATTTGGTAGGTGGTGCATACGGAAACTTCCGTGTTACCACCAATGATAAAAAAGAACACGTTGTAGGCGAAGGTCTTCGCTTTCAGCGAGTAAGAAGAGTAACTGGTTATCTTACTGGCTCTTTAGAGCGTTTTAATAATGCTAAAAAAGCCGAAGTAAGTGACCGTGTTAAACATCTTTCTGTAGGAGGAATTTAATATGACTCCTACAGATTTAATATATTTAGGAAGATTGTTAGCTTCAGGTTACCTCTTCCTGTTCATAGAAACTTTTATTTTTATGTGTGGCGTACTTTGCTACCGAAAGTTTCTATAAAATTTAATCCCGTTTTGCGGAGTTTATGCTCCGCAAGGGACATATAGCTCCGCTTATTTTTTTTAGGAAGGAGCTTATGAATAATAAAAACTACGAGTTTTTCCTTTTAAAGCAAGAAAACTTGCGATTAAAAGAGGAAAACTCTAAACTTAGAAAAGAAGTTAAAAATCCCAAATCGCTGCTAGACAGTGCATTTGGAATTATGTTTTCAGCATTTCTTGCTGATATTACATTCAATTTCTTATTTTTCTTTAATGAGCTACTAGGCGAGAAAGTAGAAATAGAAGCTTCAGGGCTTCATTTATGCTATACAACCCAGTATCCAAGTACTCTATGGATTGAGTTTTCTATTATGTTAGCTTCAATTCCATGCCTTGGACTAATGCTCTATTTAATATGGAGGAAAAAGAAATGATTATTTTCTTTTCTATATGGGGAGGATTGACCTTAATAGGATCATTTGCTCTTCTATTCTATTTTGCTTTAAGCAAATAGGAAAAAGGAATGATCCTCCTTTATATTTTAGGAGGTGTAACCCTCCTTTCATTTTTGGGATTTATTTTTTACATTGCCTTTGGTAATTTTTAAAAATAATAGATCCAAGATTACAAAAAACACTCTATACATTGTCATAGAGTGGGGCGTTGTGAGTTACTAATGTACTGAAGATAGTACCAACTCTAACGTCTTTTCAATTTAATTACTTGTCTGCCTTAAAGGGCGAATACTTTTCGCCCTCAGGCGACAGGTGTTTGTCTTTTAAGGCTTTTTTATTTTTAGGAGTCTTAAAATGACTAATTCAATCGTAAACGCAGCTACTGCTGCAACTTCTACTGTTGTATCAACAACTGCTACCACCTCAGCTTCAACTGAGGTAAAAGATCTTTTAAAAGAAGGTCTAAAAAAGACCGCAGAATTTGTTCTAGTTATTTCTGGCATTTCTTTGATGTCAGAAACTGTTACTCTTTCAGGAGTAACAGATCAGAGTAAATTCACAGGTAACATCAAAGATGATGTTGCTGGTTCACGAATTAAGGTAACCACTAAGGCTTCCTTGTTTAGTGAACCAATTGCAGTTCTGAAAGGAATAAAGAAGAAGGTTGAAGCTGTACTTAATAAGTACGGCATCAAAGCCGGCATTGACGGCGGCTTCTTTGTCCCTAAAGAAGCAGTTGTTTCTTGTCTTGAGGAATTAATTCCACTTCGTGAAGAGTTTAATAATAAGCTCGAAGAAATGGAAAAAGGATTCTCTGATTACACTTCAGCCGAACAGGCAAGATGTAATCAAATCGAGGATCTTGAGCTTCGTAAAGAAGCTCTGGGTAAAATTCCAACCTTTGAGAAATTTGCCTCAAAGTGCGGATTTAAACCAATCGTCCTCGATTGGGCACAGACCTCAGATGCTACAGTCAACACTTTCTTATCAGAAAGCAAGACTGAAAAGAGCACCTCTATTGTTGAAGATTACTTCAACAAGATTTTTGAGCCATTTGCCATAGTTAAATATGACTATGACAATAACTTAAGAAATAAGGGCTCTGCTTATAAAGCAGATGAGGTAGGAAAGAAAAGGTCTTCTATTCGCAAAGCCTGTCAAAAGGCTTTAGATACCAAGTTCTGTATGGAACTTGTATTCAAAGACGAGCCTGAGAAGAGCTTGCTAGAAAAGGCATATAACATCATCGAGGTGGTAAATCAGCGTTTTGCTGGTACTGTCACTCAGATGGCAAAGCCTTCAGCAGGTTTAACCAAGGTGATGATAGATGTTTACAAGAACATCTTAGCTACATTATGCAGTAGAGAGGCTTTTGAGGACTTTCTGTCAAAAGGCGGTGATGTTGAGACCATCTTAGGTGGTTTTGACATCGCTCAGGCAAAGCGTGGCGTTATCGAGACAGAGCTTGATTTTTCTTCTAAAGAAGAAAAGATGGCTTCAATCGACAACGCTATTGCAGAGCTTGAAGCTCTTTGTGAACAGAGCAGTGGTAAGCAACAGGGACAGGCTAAAAAGCAGGAAGCAATTCCTGAAGTAGAGCCTGTAGAAGTTACTTCTACAGAAAAAAAATACAGTTACTACAGAGAATAACTCAGTTGAGTTAGAACCTGTAGCTTCAGCTGAAGAAACTGAAATCGCAACTGCTGAGGTTGTTGACGAGGTTCCTGAGATTGAAGAAACTGTACAAGAAGAACAATCTTCTACTGAAGAAGCAGAAATCACAGCTGATCCTGTATCAACTGAAGAAACTGCTGAACCAGTAGAGGAAGTAATTCTTCCTGTAGAAGAGCCTGTTTCAGAACCTGAGGTTACTGAAGAAGTTAAGGCTTCTGAAGAACCTACAATAACCATTGATCCTTCATCAATGGATGTAGAAGACTTTTATAAGTCTTTAGGTCTGTAACAGACGTAAGAGCCGAGTAATCGGCTCTATAAATTAAACTCTTACGGAGAGTATGCTCCGTAAGGGTATATCTCCGTAATTTTTTATGGAGATAAAATTTAATTTAACTCCTCGGCAATAGCTGGGGAGTTCCTTTTTATAAAGTCCGAAAGGATCAACACTACGATCCTTTCGAGGCTCATAGTGTTGATCTTTTTTTATTTTTTTTGAGGTCTAAGACCTCTAGGAGAAACACTATGAATATTAAATCTATCAAAGATGCTAAGACTGAGTTACGTAAGGGCTTCGCTCTTATGCGACAAGTTTTATCAGCTTTCTGTCCAAAAGACAGAGAACTGAAGCTTGTTGCGAAGCAGAGTGACTCTGCTCCTGGGTCCACTGATTGTGTGGGGAGAATTTACATTAACCCCTTAATCGTGGCTCAGGTTGCAGAGCCAGCTAAAAGACGTCAGGCGCTAGGTCTAATTCTGCATGAGTTAGGACACTGCTTCTATACTCACTTTAAGCCACTGTACGATACCTACACCTTGATGGTGATGTCACCTTGGCACGAGGAGTTAAACAGGATGTGTGCTGACTACGCTGCATCACATGGATTTGAAAAGAAGAAAGCATACAACGCCTATCGTGCTGTAAAAGCATGTCTGGATGCTGATATACAACACTTTTTGAATGCCATGGAAGACCCTCGAGTTGAGCATTTAATGCAGTCACATGCTGCAAATGCTCAAAAAATCTTGGGGCTGACACAGCAGGACTTTGTGCCAGTTGGCAAGGCTGTACCTTCAAAGAAGGCTCTCTGCGAACGCAGTAAATTAAACCTTTTATCAATGTACTTAATGTACAAAATACAAAACTCTTTAAATTATAAAGGTCTTGTAGATTATAAAAAGGTAATAAAGCGTTTAGCAGATGCCTTGCTTACAAAAGGTATATATAATCTTCCACAACCTTCAATAATGAATACATTCCTAAGAAGTTTGTCTTCAGATCTTGAAGATGGCATTTCTTATCACAAGAAGTGCATAAATTTCCTCGGACGCTTCAGTGAAGGAATTCTGTTTGAGTACTGTGCGCAGTTCGTTGAATTGCTTAATACTCCTGAAGAAGAGCAAGCATCAAATGAAGGTGAAGAAGACAATGAAAGCAGCGAAAGCTCTTCATCTGATGAGAAATCAGATGAGAGTAATGGTGATAGCTCTAATTCATCTTCAAATTCTGACTCATCCGATGAGGATGATGAAGAAAATGAAGATGAAAAATCTGAGTCTCAATCAGGTTCATCAGATAATGATAAACAGGATGGTGACAAAGATAAGTCTGAGTCTAAATCAAATTCATCAGACGATGAAGGAGAGCAGGACAAAGATGGAGAAAACAAGGAAGAAGCTAACAGTTCAAAATCAGATGACAGCTCAGATGAACAGTCTGAGTCTTCAAATGAAAAGAAGAATTGTGAAGCTTCTAATTCTTGCTCTACAGAGCAATCATCAGTTTCAGAGAAAGGTATGAACACTGAGCAAATCAAGTCAATCTCAGATGAAATTGAGGCGATGGAATCTCAATGTTCACAAGAGCTAAAGGATGAATTTGAACAGTTGTGTTCAAATAAGCCTGTTGAGATTGTGAAGAGTGAAAAACACTCTGTTCGCAAGAACAACGCTCTTCAGTTACCTGAGGACATCAAAGAAGAATCTTCATTATGGGCAGGTGACCCAAATGAAGTTTGTAACCGTATGAAGTTTCATACAAGAGAAGAGTGGGAAGAGATTTTTGCCAAGTACGCTAAATCATCTGCTGGTTTAGTTGGAAAGGTTAAAAAAGAACTTCTTGCTTATACAAGACGTCAGTCCTGTTCTTTTGGAAGAAACGGAAAGCGTTTAGCCAACACCAAGATTGCCAAGGTTGCACAGGGGATTTATACAAAAAATCCTTTTGTAACTAAAGGTAAGTCAGAATGTTTGGATACACACATTACGGTTCTTTTTGATGTGTCTGGCTCGATGGATTACAAAGCAGAACGTACTGCATTGGAAAAGACTGCTGCATTATTTGCAGCTACTCTTGGACGAATGGAGTCTGAGCACCTTGTAACCAGTATGTACAGCTATAGCAATCATTGCTACCAAATTAAAAAACCACGTCAGCGTGTTACTGCACAGCTTTATGCTGACAGATACGTTACTGAATGGCGGGGCAACAACGATTGGCAAACCATAGCTAACGCATACGAAGAGCAGATGGCTTACAGAAAACAGCGCCGTATCATCATCTGTGTAACAGATGGTGGTTGGAGCAGTGATGCTGAAGCCCCAAAACTCTGGAGTCTGCTTGAAGAGGCTGGTACCGAAATGTATGGTGTAATGATAGGTAACTGCTACTGGGAGAACTGCCCTAATTGGACAGCTGCTTTTAGAGCTGAAGACCCTTCACAATTAGAAGATATATTACAAAATCTTTTTGTGAAAGTATTACATCAGAACAAGGTAGCCAACCGCCGACTGGCAAGTTAGCACGTTCTCCCCAGTTTACTGGGGAGTTAGATTTTAATTAAACAATCATCCCTTGAAGGGGCTATTGCTCCTTCAAGGAACATATAGCTCCTTCATTTTTTATGAGGAGTAAATATGATAAAGATTGTTTCTAAGTATGAGGAAACTCTTGCTGAAAACTTGCGTTTGAAGCAGGAGAACTCTACACTTAGAGATGAAGTAAATAATCTTAAAAAAGATAAACAAATTTCAAAACTTAAAAAGTTACTTTTGGTAGTCTTTCCGGTAGTCATAACAATTGCTGCTGGTGTTTTAGGATATGGATTTATCTTTTTCTTTGATATATTTATGGTGCAAACTTTTATACCATTTTTTAGGTATATACAGTTTGGAATGATTTTGACTGCTCTGTTCAGCATTATCTATTTCATAAATGTATTTGCAAGAATAATTTTAAGATAAGGAATAAAAATATGGGAATAGGAGTAATTTTAGCTTCAATAGGTCTAGGATTAGGCTTTGTAAGCTATTTCTATATTTTCTATTACATTTTGAAAATTGGTTCAAAAATAGAAAATTCCCACAAATAATTAATAGTAAAGTAATAACTTACTATTACCCACCAAACCTGTAAAGGTAAATACTTACCTTTACGGCATAGTGTTTACCTTAATCAATTAGGAGAACACTATGAATCGAACAGAATTTCTAGAACGTTATCGTCTTGCCGGCGATGAGGTTACACTTTGCGAATTAGCTCGCAAACATAACCTTAATCTTGCCTTTTGCTCTTTTGAGCCGGTAGAAGGCAAGAACGATACAGTAAGGATGTTAACCGAATTAACACCCTTACGTCCGAACGAAGAAAGCAAAGATGAAAGTTTGTCTTTCGAGTTTGAGTTCGGAAAAGAAATAGAGACCTGCATAGGCTGGCACTGCATAGAGCCAGCTTATGCTGATTATCTTGTTGACTATCTAGATTACATTGGATGGTCAGACTCCACTCCATTCAAAATATGGGTCAAAGGATTTGCTCAAACTCTTAAAGAGCAGTTCCTAGTTGATAACTGGGAAGTTGCTCAAAAAGAGCCTGCCGTCTTTCAAAGGATGTTTGAAAAACATATTCATTCCGTATGGCTAGAAGTCAAAGTAGATGTGAAAATCGAAAATGATATGGTCATATCGGTGAATATGGGCATCTTTGATCATGCCTTTGATGTTAACGCAGATGCGCAGTATGTAGATGCAGTTGCAACTGTATTACGCAAAGGTCAGGATTTAAACGCTTGTGTTAAGGTAACTGCAAAGTTCCTCACAGGATTAAATCTTGAAGGACTGGACTGGGAGGTCCTTAAAGTCCTTGATAAACGTGACATTAAGGTTATCGCCTCAGTACACACTGGCGTACAGGAGTATGTCTCCTACGTAGACGTACGAGGTGATAAATTTTACTTACTGCATGATGGTTCTGCTGAAAGCTTTGTTAAAGCGTTCAGACAGGCATTTGGCAATATCAAGGCTTAAATAATCAAATACCTCTTACTTTATGTAAGGGGTATTCCTTAAACACCTGAGAAGGTAAACACTATTTACCTTCATAAGGTGCATAGTGTTTATCTTTTTTTTATTTTCTGAGGCTAGACCTCTAGGAGAACACTATGAAGTTTTTGAACAATCAACAAATTGTAGATCTTGTTAATCAGGATACTACAAGAAAGATCATGTTTCGACACGGAGACGATTTACGTTTCACTAATCGAGACGGAATGGTAGAAAGGGGTTCTAAGCGCAATCGTGAGTATTCTCTTTTAGATCTTTTTAAAGTGATTTCAAAGGGAAACTACATTGTTGAACTTGAGGAAGGGGAAACCGATGAAAAGCAGATTGTTTTTCACGGTTATACCAGCAACGATCTATGGTAATTTAGTTTGCATGTACATGATAGGTTCTACCATTCTTGCTATTGCAAATAAAATATCTAAATAACCTCTGATTTCTTCAAATACCTTAAAGGGTAAAACATCTATTTACCCTGACAAGGTACATAGAGTTTTACTCTTTATTTTTTTAGGAGACTCTATGTCAATAGAACATTATCCACACATCATTCCTAATATAGGAGAAATGGATAAATTCTGGGAGTTCTTTGGTTTTTGGGCAAAGAGGTACGGATATGTACTTCGTTGTCTGAAAGAAGGCGCTGAGGGCGATAAACATTTTACCGACTATGAACTAAGTAGAAGGAAAAAAGTTTACGTTTCCAGTACCTTTTACTGGGGCGAAAGAACCTTCTTGACTGATGTAAGCACATTCGGTGCTTGGACATCTGAATATGCAGATGCTTCATTGATTGATGATGTCATCGGTCAAGTTGGAGAATTCCGATTAGGAACTGTTCCAAAGCAATTAGGTTGCTTTGTAGATAAGTTGCACTCTATGCTGTATCAATATGATTTCTACAATCATGAAGAAATAGCATATACGCATGCTGCAAAGCTACTCTTGCTAAAATTACCTAAGGAAATGCAAGCTTCGGCTTGCTTTAAATGCACTGGTAAGAGACGCTTTGGAACCTCGTATGCAAAAGAGCTGCGAGAAAAAATCCGTAAGGGAAATGAGGCTGAATGGGTAAGACCATATTCTAAGTTACTCAATAATTTCTTCTGTCCTGGATTAAGTGACAGGATCTTATCTGTTTTAGATAAGAACAATATAGAAATTGTTGAAGTCAGCTCTCTAGACGTAATGTCAGATGTCTTTGCCAAGATTAGAGAACGAGGCAGAGACTTTATTCGAGAGCCTGATGAGTTTGAATGTTGTTATTACAAACTCTCTGTTCCAAATAAAGGAACTGATGAAATCTATTGCTTACCTTTTGATGACAAAATGTTTGCATGTGAGTTCAGAGAGAAATTTGGCTTCGTTAGTTAATTAAAAAATGTCCAATGGACAGACTTTATGTTTGTCTATTGGACACATAGAGTCTGTCTTTTTTTATTAAGGAGACTTTATGAAATGTTTAAATCACGACCTCATAAATGAGCAGCGCTTCTGGCGATTCTTCAACGATGAGGCTAAAAAGTACGGCCTTTGTTTTAACCCTTTTCCGGTAACGGAAAACAGAGATGAAGACTACAGCCTGCAAATCTACGATTTGTTAAAGGCAGATGGTACAAAATTGCACGGAAGTTCCTTTTTCTTTGACAAAGAAATTAAGAGAGGTGGCGGAAGAGGCCTTTTCGGTTTGTACAGTTCAGCCTATAAAGACGTGTCTTTTATAGACAGCGTCATAAGATCAATCGCCAATTTAGACAAAAAAGTCATTAAAGGCGATAAGGTACTTATCGAAAGACTTGAATACTTAACAGGCTTTTTACAAGGTCTGTTATATAAGTATAGAGCTTATAACAGGGATCCTACTCTGTTTAGGTATGTACTCGAACAATACGCCTCATTGACGTATTCGTTTCAGAGTAAAAGTAAAAGAGTGAATGTTACGGTAATTCCGTACGAAGAACAACACACGGTAAACGTGTGTCTGACTACGGAAGGAGAACCTCACTTTGAATGTAATGCTTCAGCAGAAAACATCGGCAATTCATTTTGCCGTGAATTTAGAAAAGCATTGCGTCAAGGGGAGATTGCTAAAAAATCACCTTTACGAAAACTCTTTGAACTGGCAAACAGTTATTACTGTCAGGGCATAAGCGATCGACTCTTAGATATTCTTGATAAGAATAATATCGAAATCATGGATCTTTTAGGAGTTGAAAGAAAAGGTGATTTAATGGCTGTTTTACAGCTGCCTGATGCTGATGAAGAAGCAAAGAAAGTGGTGTATATACCCAATGATGAAAAAAGCTTTGTATCTTCATTCAGAAAAGCATTTGGAAATATTCACTAACATTTAACCGCTCTGTCTAATTTTAGGCAGAGCAATTTTAAACAAGCCATTAAAGGCAGATATATGATGCCCTTAATGGTCACTCGTGTATCTGCCTTTAATGACTACACTCATTAAAGGAGAAAATCATGAGTGATGTATTTTTAGCCGCTAAGGGCCACTATGATGCACTGTTAAGGAATTTCTTTCCGGAGTGCACCGGAATGTTACAGGCTCGTGGCAGGCATGTACCTGATCCTTATCGCTCAGGCTCAAAAGACGGAGCCCGAGTTGACAAAGACTTTAATAATACAGGCAGACTTTACTTTAACAGTAATGTCTGGGGGCTCGACAGTTCTTGTGTTACCTTCTATCAGTTAATGATAGCTACAGGTAATGCGAAGAACCAGCGAGAATTCTTTGTCAAAGTTGGTAGCTTTTTAGGACTCCCTGAGTACGAAAAAGGCTACCATGAGTCTCGCAAGGAGCGCATGGAGCGAGAACTACGTGATCGCAAAATGCGTGAGGAGCAGGAAAGAATTGCTAAGGCAGAACTTGAAAAACGTTCTGCTGAAGCAGTTGCTAAAAACAAGGAAATGTTGAAAGATACAATTCCTTTATTTAGCAAAACTGGTGATATTAACCCAGATGCAGTTGAAGTTTGGAAATATTTTTTCAATCGTGGACTGGCTGGGTTAATCAATGTCAAACCATCAGCTTTACGTAATCTTCGCTGTGCTGTACAGCTGGAATATTACTTAGGTAAGGGCAAGAAGAGTTTACATTTTGACTCTCTTGTTTGCCGTGTCCAGACAGAAAAGGACGAAGGAGTTCAACTCCATCGTACTTATCTAAAGGACGGTAAGAAGGCTGATGTTGAGTGTCCTAAGAAGCTCACTTCATCAGACGAACGCTTACAGTCTAAATGCAGATACATCAAGATTGGTGAACCTGTAGAAGGTGTTGTAGGTATCGCTGAAGGTGTTGAGACAGCATTATCTGTATATTTAGCTACAGGTCTTGGCTGCTACTGCTGTGTCTGTGCACAGAACATGAAAAACTTTGTGTTGCCTGAAGGCTGTCACACTGTTGCAGTGTTTGCTGACAAAGACAAGAGCAAGACAGGTGAGATTGCTGCAAGAGAGCTTGTTGCAAAGTTCAAAGAGCAACGTAATGCGGATGCTTTTGTAGTACTTCCAAAGCAACCAATTCCAGAAGGTGCTAAAGGCATTGACTGGAATGACGTGTTACAGATGTACGGTGCACAAGCATTTCCAACAATAAAGACAATCATGACATTTGTTAGAAACAGACAATCTAAATTAAATTCTTCTGCCAGAAGATAGATTGAAAGTTTCTAACAAGCCGGTCGAAGCCCATTACCAAGTAAAATTGGTGGTGGGCTTTATTTTTTTTATGAAGAGATTTTTTTTGTGTTTTAACCTCCATCTGTCACCAGATGTTTTGATTAAATTTATTTAAAAAATATCGCTTAACGGCGCTTTTTTAAGCCATTTCTTTAATTTTCGTCACGGTGACGGAAGAGAAAAATATTAAGATGATATTTCACCTATTCAGTTCATCGTTGTAAAGCCTGCACTTAAAGCTACACATATACCGCAGAGTAGTAACAGAGATGCTTTAAAGTACTTTTCGTGAGATAAAAAGTGATTACCTACCATTGCTAAAATAAAGCCAGATATAATCAACAGACAAGAAATCATTTTAGTTATTCCAAGTTACCAGTGAAGCATATCATCACCGTAATCCTTAATAGGATCGTTGATAAAACCTGTATCTTTCATCCTCTTAGCAATAGCAGTCGTTTTTTCAGTGCCATGTTCTACTAATAGATTGTACACATCACACCATACTCCAGCTGGAATTGATGTGGGGCGTGCAGATGACAAGAACTTTCTTACAGTTACATCTGAAATATCAAGCTCTTTAGCCAGTTGTCGCCACCATGAATGTCCGGTATCTTCATACATAGCTTTGGCACATTCAATGAGTAAAGCCTTCTGCTCATCATGAGTTAATAATCTTTTATAAACATAATAATCATGATTTTTAATCATCTTAAATCTCCTGTGTTTGGTTTTAATCTATTACGCAGTCACGAAAAGGGACTTAGCGTCCCTTTTAACTTTGCTTGCCTTCTGTTAGAAGTGGTAATCAAATCCCTGTATCAGATATAAGTCAGTATCCTTATTATCTTCTAAAGAAGCGATGAACTCACGGTAGGTGTAAACACCTGCTGTATCAGCTTTAATAAACAGTACACCATAAGGGTCTCCTGAAATAAATCTAGCAAGAAAAATATGATCTAAAAGCTCTTTGTCTGACTGATCCTGCATCGCCTTTAAAGAGTCTCTGATATTTTTAATTTCAATTGCCTGAAGCTCTTTAACTTCATCTGCTGAAAGGTGCATTACGCAGTTTTTGTATGAGCCTTTTTTATAAAAGAGCTCTTCTACACCATTGAAAGCAGTATGATCTTTTTCTGTAGCATAATCAGCGCTAGGAACTTGGATCTTAGCCAGTTCTAAAATTTCATCTTCATCAAAGTGTAAGGTTTCGTTAGCATCAGTTGAAAATACAAGAATAGGTGCGTGCATTTATTCAAAACTCCGTGTTTTACAGGGAGCTTTCGCTCCCTTAAGTTAATTCCAGTTAAGCCAGTTTCTGATTGTTATTGTCTTTTTGTGTTTTTTTCAGCTCTTGTTCACTGTGACCGAAGATGTCATTTACAGTGCGCTTGATAAATTCTCTTTCAGGAGCAGGTAATCTTAAGCTGAAACACATTTCTACAATGTCCTGAATACAGTATGTAGTATTCAGAGAAACAACACCTGCGATCTTCAACAGGGTACGAGTAGAGAATGGAGCTGAGATCTGACGTACACCGCTTTCAACACCGGCGTTAATGGTGTCACGAACAGATTTAGCAAACTGAACGAGCTTAATTACAGTGTCTTTTTCTAACTTAGGAAAAGCGCTGATTAAAGCACAGGCTTCTATCTTTGGCTGATAAGACATGTTCATGTAACGGAAGCGATCCATAAATGCTTGGTTCATGGTTCTTGCTCCACTGTAGAAACCGGTATCATCGCCCATGCCATTGGTATTTGCTGTTGCGATTACTCTGAAATTCTTATGAGGTTTAATTACTTCACCATTGTTTTCAAGAATGGTTAAAGGCTTTCCCTCTAAGACGTCATTAAGGATAGAAAGATCACCTGGACTCATTAAGTCAATCTCATTTAAAAGCAGGATTTCTCCGTTTTGCATAGCACGGGTTAAAGCGCCGTACTCATAAACAAGTTCACCTTTCTTTAAGGTAGAGTGACCGATTAAGTCTGTAGACTCACATTTATTGGATAGTGTGATCTGCTCAACTCCCCAACCTAAGCGAGCTGCAATCTGAAGAATTAAAGAAGTTTTACCGCAACCTGACTCACCGTTGATATACAGGCAGTCATTAAAAGGGTGTGCTAAGAAAAGTAAAACAGGATTTAGTGTAGCTGTATTAAATACATAGCTAGGATTTTTAACTGGGATATTTTCAGGAATTGTACAGGTTGATAAATCTAACTCTGAAACAACTAACTTAGAACCGAAAATCTTTGTTAAATCTAATTTAGGCATTTTGTAACGTCCCTCTACATCAGACAGAAATCAAAATTTAATCTTTTCTTCTGTTCTCTTCAGAAGATGAGTTTATTATATCAATTTTATTACTATATGTCAATTAAATTGATATAGATAATTGTAAATATCTATATATAAATGTCTATAATATCAATTTAATTGATATTATCTACTAGATATTATTGATTATCATGTTTATATGTTAATAAAATTTATGTAAACAGACATTTGCCCTTTAGTACAAAGTGCTCCGATTATTGTGGTTGTATATTGGCTGATAAGTCATTTTACGAATGGGGAAAGACAATGAATACAGAACAGCTATTTAATAAAAGAATCCTTAATTTTGAATCTAGAATCATTAAAGATGGCATTATTACTGTTTTTGATCATTACGTCAATTTAGACAATGCAGCTACTACGCCACCACTTAAAATTGTAGAAAAAAAAAGTCAGAGCTTTTCTTGCAAGCTACGGCTCTGTGCATAGGGGCTCTGGCGAGAAATCTATAGTATCTACAGATAAATATGAATGGGCAAGATTTATCATCTTAACGTGCGTAGGTGCACCTGAGCAGAGTTACGTTGTTTACAGTCAGAATACTACAGGAGCAGTTAATATCATTGCTTCACTCATGGCACAGATAGAAGGTAAGATTGCTGTTTCAGATATAGAACACAGCTCATCATTTCTGCCTTTTGTTGTAGAAGAAGGTCGTATTCGCTGCCAAGAGCAAATTCATCAAAACAACTTTGATGCTGAAGCTAAACAGAGAATGGATGATATTCAGAGTTTAGGCAAGAATCAGGTTTGTTTTTATCACATTGACGATCATGGCAATGTTGATTTGGATGATTTGAAAAAAGTCTTAACTGAACATCATATCAAAGCTGTAATGCTTACTGCATCTGCCAATCTTACCGGTATCAGAACCAATATTAAGGCTGTAAGCGAACTTGTTCATTCCTTTAAAAACACTTATCTAATAGTAGATGCATGTCAGTACATTCCTCATCATGAGGTAAATATGGTAGAGATGGGGATCGACTTTCTGGTCGCATCAGGTCACAAATTCTATGCTCCATACGGCGGAGGTTTTCTTGTAGGCTCAAAGGAGTTCTTTGACAGCTTCATGCCATATCAGATAGGAGGAGGTAACCTTCCATACATTGATTTACAGGGAAACTTTTATCGTGAATTTAACAATCAAGCTTTTGATCCTGGTACTCCTAATTCTGTAGGAGTCTATTCAATGGCGGTGGCACTCAAATATCTCAAAAAAACTTTAGGTTACAGCAGTATTGAACAGTATGAGCACAATCTCGCCTTATATGCTTATAAAAAGTTAAAAGAAATTCCTGAAGTTAAGCTCTATGTGTCTGAAGAAGACTTAGGCTCAACTCTTACTTTTACAGTTAAAGGATTACCAGCGGATTGGGTTGCTGAAGAGCTTAACTGTATCTATGGTATCGGAGTCAGGGCAGGGGCTTTCTGTGTGTACAGATATGTTAACCGTCTAGTTGGCATTACAGATGACAAAGACATTGTAGAAGCCATAAAACATGGTTTTAACGACAAGATTGCAAGAGTTATCCGTGCTTCTATCGGTTTACAGAATACCATGCAGGACATGATCTTATTTGTAGAAGCTATTAAAGGAATTATTGCTACGCATCAGTCATCAGGCTGTTTAAAGAAGCCAAAGCTAAGTGTACAAGGAAGTATAAATGACAGTGTTTTTTAATAGCGGTAAGTATTCAAGCAGCAATCCTTCTGAAAGGTTAAACAATAGTCTTTTACAGTACCATGAGTGGCGAAAACTGTTTAGTGACATCCCTGTAGCTGTAAATAACTTCTACGGTGATCCTTTAATTCAGTGGGATAACACCGTTGAGAAACTTATGTATCTGTTGTCTCAGGAACATACCGGCATTGTAAGTATTATTACCAAAGGTAAATTCACTCCATCAAAACTGGAATTTTTTAAATCTTTACAGGATCAAGGATTAAGAATACTTGTATGTGTTTCGGTTTCTGAGTTGCCTCAGTTTGAAAAGGTGAAGATGGAGCATCGCTACCATAATTTTAAGTTGTTAAATCAGTATGGTATTAAGAATGTAGCCTTTGTGCGACCTATGACGCCACCTTACAACACCGAGCCTGAAACAATTCACAAGATCGTAAATAATCTTTCTGCAAATAGCTGTAAAGATGTAATTCTCTCAGGATTTAGAGGCGATGATGGTCTTGTAAAAGATATGTCACCATCAGACAAGGTGGCATGGACGATGAGAGTTAAGCTGCTTACTCCTGATGTCTATACAGAATTTAAAGAGTGCTGTAAAAAGGCTGGTATGAACCTCTTTATGCGTGTAGCTTGTGGTGTAGCCCATGTTATGGGAGAAGATCATCCTTTAAATCCATACTATAACAGTCCCTTACTGTGTAAATGTGATGATCTTGACTGCCCTTTAAAAGATACCTGCAAGCGCCCTTTAGCCCCTAAAGTAGGCTCTTTAGAGCTGTTAGAGTATTTAGGTTTTAAAGCAAGACTTGATTACATGGATTGTGATAATTACTGTAATTGCACTCCAGATCATCGACTGGAATGTAAATCATGCTGTACAACCTGTTTTAATTTAAAGACGCCTCGTATCACCATCTTGAACGAAGGTATAAATCTTGGAAGCTTAACTTTCTGTAGATATTTAACAGGCATGCTGTGTGCTCAAGACGGTGTAAATGATGATGGTGACAAGAATGTAGGATATGCAACCATACCTAAATTCCCTCAGATTAAAAATCTTGCATGTCTTAACAGCTGGTGGTCTTATGCACAACATGGCAAGAAATGCTTTGACTGCTCGTACTGTGTAGATAAATACTATCAGGCACGCAATAACGACATGACTCCATTAGACTTTTTCTATGATGTTGCAGAAAATAAACGGTTATGTATTCCATCTGTAAGAACTGGAGCCTGATATGCAAGAACCTCAAGAAAATTATGAATTAAAAACAGTTCAAATTGAAATTGGCGAAGAGAACAACAAAATATTTTATTCATTGCTTAAAAAATCTCGTAACTTAATGCACTGGGGAATATGCGCCTTTGCTTGTGCTGTTGTCTCAGGAATAATTGATTATATTTACTTTCATAATTCTTCACTTGTGTACAAATTATTAGCAATCGCACTTATGTTATTTGCTATCGTCTTTCTACAGGGAGCTATCAAACTACATAAGAAAGCACATTTATTTATGCAGGGAGTTATCCAAAAAATCTATGATGATGAACCTAATAAAATTGAAGAAATTAATACCTCTAAATTTTTTTAAGAAGAAAAATAACGACCCAATCACTATTCAAAGTAATGAAGGTGCCTGTCCAATCAATTGCCGCTACTGTGCGGTCACAAATATTGATAAAAGGATCTGTCTGTGGGAGAAAAGCTCCTTAATTGGCATCAACAAGGCAGTAACATATATCAATCCACCATACAAAGATCAATGGGTGGTTACCAGACCTGATGTAAAACAGGCGTTAAGACCTTTTTACAAATTAGATCCTAATTTATTTACAGGTGATATTGTCTGTTTTAATGCTGTTTCTGATCCTTTCTGGAAACTCTACAGAGATGAACTCGAGTTTTTCTTAAAAAGGTATTCTCCTGTAGCAAAGCTAGTAACCTGTGTAACAAAAATGCCTGTGCCAAGCGTGCTGATGAAGCATGTTCTTAGCAAATACCCTAATTTCAGACTGATTGTGTCAATTACTGGCTTAGATGGCATTGAAGGAACTAGCACCGAGAGTAGATTAAAAACACTGGCAAGAGCTAAAGAATACGGAATTAAAGCCTTCCCTTTATGTCATCCTTATATCTCAGGTATGAGTGATTTAAGTTTTCTTAAACCTTTAAAAGAACTTGGATATGATGAAATTGATGTAAAAGGTTTTCGTTATAACCCACGCTTTGACGGCTGGATGAACAAGAAATCTATTGAGCTTTATCGTGGTTCTAATGAGGATGAAGTTTTAATTGAGGACGGTTGGAGAGAAAAGGTGATAGAAAGCGGTCTTAAGATAGTATCTTTGAAAGACTGGTACAAAATGCAGAACCTTACAACTCCTAAGCTTACAAGAGAAGATGCTGAACTTAAAGTTAGAGAAGTCATGAAAATTGCTAATATCACTTCGTCAGGCACTGATGAAGAGGTGTTTGAAAGCTCGGTTCAGAGAAGGTTGTAAAGTACAAGTTTGAGTTATAATGAGAGTATGGCATATCCGTGAGAATTGAACTCTTCAGCTAAAGCGTCAGAATTTCTAGGAAATGCCATATACCACTTCAAATAAAATCATATCTTTTCAATATCAGCAGTCAAAATAAATACCGGCTTTTAAGTCTTGTAAAGTGTCTTAGTTGTGTTTTAGTTGCAAGTAATTTACGTTAAAAAAGAGGTTACCTTATGAGAGGTGATATAAACAATAACAATGCCAGAAAGAAAAAGAAACAACTGCTCTGCATAGGTTCAAATATCAAAGAGCAAAGAATAAATAGGAGACTTGCTCAAACTGAACTTGCCTATATTCTTGATGTAAGCGTTGAATCCATAAATAATATTGAGGAAGGTAAAAAGTCCAATCAGCTATCGTTAGAGCTGTTACTCGATATAGCTAACTTTTTTAAAGTCTCCCCCGAAGAACTCTTTAAAGAGAACTAACAATGCTGTCAAAAACTCATGCGTTGGATACCTTCTTCAGCAAAAAAAACTATTATTACTTTGGAAAACTGACCAGAATCGAAAGAGTAAGAGTTCTGAATTTTCTTAAAAAGTGATTTACAAGCCCTAATTTAAGAAAATCGTTGTGTTATACTTGTAACTACGTTGGAAGGGCACGCTCGAGCTTTCTTGCAGCAGGCTTTTCATATGTGTTGAAAAGAGAGACTCTGGGCGTGTCTTTATTTCCTCTGAAAGAGGCTTCGTTAATGTATTCTTCAACAAGCCTCATCAGCATGAGGTTGGCTTCTTCTAGCAATAAAAACTTACCTCTCATTCTGGTTAAGACTCGTGTCTGAACTAGGTTAACAGCTTGCTCTACCTGACTTTTCTCATTAGGTAAATGAGGATTGTTTGCAGCGACAAAACAGCTTGTACTAAATAATTAAAATTTAATAAGTTATTATGTATTAGGTAAAAACAATCATGGGACTGCTCGATAAATATCTGACATTAAAAAACTCCTTAAAACTCAATAATGCAGTTATGGAAGGAGTGGCTAAAGCTATCAGTAGTAAGGCAGAAGAAGAATTTAAACAATACCTTGATACAGGTATACCTTCTGTTGAAAACAACCTGTCTTATAAAAATCATGAAAATTTTATTGAAGCAGAAACTTCAAATAAGGATCCTGATATTCCTGCCTCACAAAAGTTATCTCAAAAAAGAGATTTTGATAGCGTTATGTCTTTAATGAAAGAAATTAAATTTTATGAAGACAATAACGAATATCAGCTTACACTTGCTGTAATTGACAAGTTTTACAGCAATCATCTAAATGATGAATATATTGAAAGCGAAAAGATTAAATTAGGCTGCACATCAGATACAGATTTATTTAAGTCTCTTTTATTCTGGGGACTCTATTTTATTGTAAGCAGCTGTTTTGCCAAATTAGCTAAAAACGACAATGAAGTAAAATACGGTAATAAAGCATTAGAAATCTTCATAAAGTCCCAATATCCTGATTTTGCTCAATGGTTGGATACAGCAAAAAGCAAATATAAAGAATCTGATATATTTACAAACACCAAATCTGAAAGTCTGCTTAGATTCTTTTATGACGGATTAACTTATTCTCAAGAATTAAGACCAGAAGAAATTATTGCCAACTTAATGTCTTTTAGAGATGAGTTAACAAAAGAATTTGAACAATTATGTAGTGTACAGCTTACAGATAAATGTTTCTCATATTCTAAAATGCTACCTGAAGAATATGAGAATGAAGATATTATATGGATTTGGCTATTTTTCATTTTTGCTTTTGTCATTTTAATGATTTCGCTAGTTTTTGGTAAATAAATTATGTAACACCTGTAAGAAATTATTGAATACTTACAAATCAATAAAAAGAACAATTATCAGTTACCTGCGATAGCGAAAATTACATTAACTCATGTACTGTTCGTCCACAATCTTAACTAGGGTATGTCTTACGAGATACCCTAATTCTTCGTCAGAGAGCTCATCAGCTACTCCTGCGACCAAATCTACCACCTCTTTCAGAATATCCTCTATATGAGGCGCTATGCGATGTTTATAGGGCACGCTGTCATCCATAAACTGACTAACCATCTTGTCCAACTTTTTATAATCCATTTGTATGACCTCATGTGAATTTATGTATTATTGATGATACAAAAAAGCCCCATCACAGTGGATGAGGCATATCATGTTTTTGAGTTTTGTTTAGATTATATTTATGAAATCTAAAACTGGTTAAGACTTAAAAGCATCAGGTTGTTTAAGCTTTAAAAAGTCCTGATAAAGATCTTTGTAATCCTCTTTGTACTTATCAAAAATCTTATGGGTACTTTCATTTAAAGATAAATCATCTTCCTGCATCAACTTAGCCTGTAAAGCTGAGACCTCTTCACCCAAGATTTTAGCGTTCTTATAAAACTCGGTTACAAGATCATCATTATCATCGCTCTTTTTATCTTTTTCTGAGACAGTTTTAATGTTCAGCTCAGAAAGATAGTGCATGAAAGTTTCAAACTCTTGACGCTCTTTTAAAGCAGCATCCCATTTGTCATAGACTTCATCGGTACATTCAAAGGTATATAAATCAGAACGGAATTTAAAATCACCGTTTGAAAAACCTCCGCAGGCAGCAATGTATGTAGCAGCCTGATCCTGAATGTTCCAAGGTACAACTAAGGCTAAAGACTTAAATGTACCTCTCTGCACCTGATCTTCTTTAGTTAATTTATGCAGAACAGAAACCTTTAAGCAACCTTCATCAAAAAATGGTGATAAAAACATAATAAGTAAGCTCCTATGGGTGTAATTAGTACCGGATAACGTTCAATATTTACTTTGTATACTTAACTGTTTCTTAATAATTCCTCTTTGTTTTAGTAATGACGTTCTCTACTATTCTTTAAATCAGCTGTAACCTTGTAAATTGATGTCAGAACAAGAATTATGAGGCCAACAATACTAAAGGTGCTCATAACAGCCGGTGTCCCTCTGTTGCAGGTTAAATACACAATGAAAGCAAAAGCAGCATCAGCTATAAGCCATCCTATAATCTCAAAAATAAAATCTACTGACTTTAACTTTAAAAGGGTAGAGCCTGGATAAGTCTTATTAGTTCGCATCTAACAGCTCTTTAAGCTCTTTAATCTTTTGAGATGTCTTTTTGTCGTTAAGATTTAATCTTGTGCAGTAATCAAGACCTGATTTTAAATCTGAGTGTCTTCTTTCAATCATGCGTCCTAAATAGTCCTGAGCAAGAGTATTTAGTGGTGTATTAGATGATAGTAAGTACTCAATTAAATTCCCAACGTCAGGAACCATATAGAGGTTATCGTTAAGATCTCTTTCCTCATGTTCCTTTACTAAAAACTCTGCCATGACATTGTATTGCTCTACAGTATTGAGACTGTCAAAGCAGCACTTGGAACTGCTCTTTTCCTTAAGAACAAGGAAAGTATTGACAATAACACCACTGCGCACTGGGTCTTTCTTTTGCATATCCTCTTTAAAGAATGTACAACGATTCTGCCAGTAAAAAGGTCCATGCTCAGGGCTTGCATCGCAGATAATTACAACTGGGCTGTAAGACTCTACTTTTAAGCCTAATTTTTTAAAGGTATTGGGTACTTCATAATTGATAGTCTGTACTTTTTTAGCATCAATAAGCTTTGCTGCTTTTTTTAAGACACTATCGGTGGTATCACCTGAAAAGAAGGTGATCTTTTCAGGAATATCTGTTGGCTTAACTAGAACTGCATCATATAACTTAATCATTTTTAATCCTTTAACAGGTCACAGCCTACAATCTCTTTGGTGAAGGCCTTTTTGTAGTCTACAAGTGACTTTAAGCTGTCACTTAAGTTAATTGTAAGTAAAGGTATGACCAGTACGTTTAGCTTCTTGCAAAGCTTAATATCAGTCTTTTTATCAAGTTTTTTATGAGCAAACCTCTTATTTAGAATTGAAACAAAAACGTTGTAGATAATATCGCTGAGTTTATCTTTAATTAAAAACTCACAGTGGTCGCTGTATCTAAGAAAAGTTTCTGTATCAAAGGTCAATAAATCGTTATTCTGAAGTTTGGTATAGAAATAATCAGTGTATTTAAAGCTTTGAGTTTCAAGAAGCTCTCTTACAGAGTCGGAAGAGTTTCTGCTGTAAGCTAAAGCTTTTAGTTCTTTGTAAGAATTAACCTGCTTATTAAAATTTAAAAGCAGGGACAGGGCAGATAAAGAGCCTTGTTCATCAGCATCAAATACCGTTAACATAGCTTTTTCAAACTGACTTACACAGTAGTTATCAAAACTGCTTTTTATTTCATAAGGGATTTTGTTCATTTCCATACAGGACACAGCCTCGTAGTAGTTAAATTTTCTGTGCCCAAAATAAAGGTTTTCACCTTTAAATATTCATTGATAATGGGCAAGATTACACAATCTCGCTATTTCTTCACAAAAAAGTCTAAATGACAGTCATAAAGGTAAAACTCATAATCTCTGTACATAAAAGCAAAATAGATATATCTAGAGATGTAAGCAGTGTTTTCCAAAATTAGCTTTTCTGCATAAGTAATGACTTTGTTAAGTTCAAAATTCCTTTCTTTACAGATTTTCTCAATTTTAAAAATTCCAAAGTCAGACAGATGAATTTCATACTTAAATTTAAGGTTCGACCTGGATAAGAAAGTTAAAAACTCATGATCTTTAAAAGGGTTAATTTTTACTTTATGATTAGCTTTAAAAAGTTCAAGCAACTCATCTGTACGACTCACAGAAGACACTCCCAATAAAAGACTTAATTGTGTTTTTAAGTATCTCTACTTTTTATGGTTAATGAGAGTAAATATGAAGTCTGATTTAGTAAAAGGGACCATACATGATCTTGTAACTAACTTGGTTACATTAGGCATGTATCCACCAAAAGAGGGGATATTTGTAAATCTTGAGGTCTCTTTTTCATAATCAACTCTGATCATGATATGATTTTTTTTGAACAAGGCATTTTAGGGCTAATTTGTTCTGCATAAGCTGAACCTCGGGGCGAATATGACATCTTAATGCCTTATCTAGGTTATAAGTTGAATTTAGAATACCTAAATAGCGACATAGCTTGGCAGTTCCCTTTGAAGACAACTTAATTCTTAATCTATAACTGCATGCTGATGGTGATGATACATAGTTATCAAGCAACTGTTTGTATTTTACAGAGCCACCTTCAAAAGAAAGTGAACCGGTCTTATTTAACACTTCAAGTTCTTTGTCTGATAACTCAAGCATCATACACACTCCCTATGTTTAAGATGGTGTGTATTATATCAATAAAATTTCTACATGTCAATTTAATTGATATGTAAAGGTCGTTTTTAAATAATTTTATATCAATATTCTTGACATATAGGGATAAATGTATATAATTAGAATCAAGCAAGGTGCAATTTTATTTACATTTAACACACCGAAACTTAAATAGAACTACGAAACCACAAACATAAGGACGATTACCATGAACACCTTTGTGAAGTCTATTCATTATGCCTATCTCTACCTCTGCATCGTATCAAGATCATCAATTGACCTGCTCTGCTTTCTTGGTTGTATCGTAGCTGTACTTTCAAACTACTCTGATTTCATTGCAGCATTTATGACTGCTCCGGTATCAGGTATGTTTGCTCAGTGCTCTTCAGTCAGACTTGCTATCCTGATTTTTAAGCAGTACATCAAGTAAATTACATGAACATCGCCTTTATAAAGTGTGATCTCGTATAATTGGTATCAAATTAAATTTTAACAAGGAATGGAATATGAAATTTAAGACTCTTGTTTTAGCTACAGTCATTGGTGCTATTGCAGTTAGTGGGTGTGGGGTTTTGAATGGTAAACCTGCCAAGGTAGAACCAACAGAACAGAGTGTTTTGAACTATTGCAAAAACAACATTAAAGGATTTGAAGAAGTTAAGCCTACATTAGGAATATTAAGTTCTCATGATCAAAACAACATTGAATTTTTTTCTACAAATTCAGACGCTGAAAATTCGTTAATGGATCTAAAATTGGTCATTGGCTATAAAACTAAAGGGGTAAACTTTGAAGGACATCCTTTAATTGAAGAACTGTTATGGCGTAACGGTAACTCATATTTATATGATAAAAACGCAACAAGCTTTAGTGATCTCAATTATTTGGAATTATCCTATAAATTTCAAAACGGCGATTATATGTTACCTTTTAGAGGGGTAATTCACAACTACAAAAATAATGATGATTACGCTGTACTTAGATGTGAACCGATAGTCCCACAAAGTTACGATAAGGTAAGAAAAGGGGAATACTTCCCAGAATTAGCTGAAAGAAGAGGTGATAGTGTAACTCCATTATCTAAATTGGAATCTGTTATTTATAAAATGTCTGAACCAAGTAAATTTGCTCGTAACCTAACAGATCATTTTGTAAATTATAATGACTTGTCAATGATGAGGCATGATGGCTCAAATACTTCTGATAGATGGGTAAAAAAAATTAATATTTATGAGAAACCAGAAATTTGTGCCGATGATTATTCATTTGTTTCAGAATTTATTCTTGACAAGGACTATCTGTTATATGAAAGTTTTGGTTTAGTTAAGAAGATAAAAAATCAATACACATTTAAGTTAATTTATAAGGAAAAAGGTGGAACAATAAATAAAGTAGTAAAGAGCTATTCTCTAAAAAAAGGAGATGAATTTACAATTGGAAATTTAACTTTTAGATTAATCTCTTTTATTTCTTTTTCTGATGGAACCAGAGTAAAGTTACAATTAACAAAATTCGATAGAATGAATTTACCTCAATTAGATGTGGATAAAATCTCAAGACTCCCATTTTCTAATTCAGTATCAACTGATTACTACAATTTGTAAAAAAAATACATATCACATTAAAATTATTGCAAGCCCCTTAATAGAAGGGGCTTTTTCTTAATTATTTTCTTGGATTATTCAAAATTGGCTGGACTAGCTTCTGTGTTCTCGAATTTGCTGTTTTTTGATTTCCCAAAACAGAACCAACTAAATTTTCTTTAGGATCTGTAGTGCCACCAGTTTGAATAGCGGGACTACCATTCTGAGAAGAACTCTGAACTACAGGTTGAGCGTGTTTTGAATTTTGATTTGATGCTCTAGGTACAGGAACATTATTTCCTCCATTAGCTGAGTTTAAATTTGTATTAACAGGCCCTGAATTAACATTAGTAGTGCCACTTGTTTGAATGGCGGTACTACCATTTTGTGAAGAACTATGTATTACTGGTTTAGTTGAACTATTTACCCCCCCCCATTGCATTATTATTTGAATTTACAGAAGAATTTGTATTTTGGTGGTTCTTATTGTATTGTTCTCTTTGAGTGTTAAGATCAATAGCTTTTTGCACAAATGTAGCAGCATTAACTGCATTTGAATCGCCTTTAGCTCCCTTAAATATACCCGATACAGTAGCAGCCTTTTCTTCGTCATTTAAGCCTTTAAATGCAGATTCAAACTTTGTTTGAGCATTATTTACTCGAGCCATAGCCTTTGCCATTAGATCTGTATCCCCCATCTTTTCTGCATAACTATATTCATAACCTGCTGATAAAAGACCTTTTGCAGCATTAAATTGAGTTCTATCATAATTTTTATTTGTCCCCTGACCTAAAACTCTTGTTGCAAGAGTATTTGCTGCTGTTGTAACAGCTTTTCCATCTTTATCAGAATAAGATCCAACAAGTTGTTCCATTTCAGTGTAATCAGACACGTGGCGAGAAATATCTAAAATAGTACCTTGTAAAGAGTTCTTTCCTTGATTGGATTTCCACGAAGAAACCCCTCCGTAATTTAAAATAAAAGACGAAAGTTCATTAGTTTTCTCCATTGTATAAATAATATCGTTTTGTTTATTTTTTTCTAATACTTCGCCACTATTGGCATTGTAATCACTTTGCACTTTCTGATGGTTATCCGTATAAACGCCATCTGGACTGGCATTATCTGCATCAGAAGATAACGCTTGATAAGCATCCGCTTGATCATTGACGTTAGCAGCTTTTGCTTCAGTTTGTCCTTTATACTCTTCGTATGATTTTGCTCCAGTATTATCTGCAACAGTCATATCTCTTGTATTCAGTGTAGTGCCATTGACGAGTTCACCAATAAATCTCTGATTATCAATACCTTCTTGCCCTCCCATTTGAGTCATAGCCATCATTTCAAAAGCAGCTTCAGATGTAGCTGCATCTGTGCCTTCCAATAACTTTGCATTTTGAGATCTGATTGCATTTAATTGGGCTTCATATTCATTTCCTCTTATATTTCTCATTTTTTCAGATTGATCATGAATCTTTCTTCCCCAATCATTTCTATTCATATTAAATAATCGGGCAAATTGAGGAACAGTAATAGTTTTGGTAGTTTCAAAACTGTTACTTGCTGATTTAGCCTCATGATATGCTTTCGATGCTTGTTCAACTTCACTTAATTGGTCTGTCATAGAGCCTGCCATGCTAGAGGCTATTCCATGAGTCTTTCCTATATTTTCTGAATGGTTTAGTTGATCACTCATTGCTGTTGTTAGATCCGCTGTCACTGATTTAGATAATCCTGATTGTATTTTTTTATTGTTAGTATTAGAAATTGCATCTTTTATAGAATTTGTGTAGCTTGCATCAAATTGGCCAGTCGCATTTAATCCGACACTTGCAATTTTTGAAGCCGCTTTTGTTCCAGTTTTGGTAAAATCCTCCATAATTTTTTTTACACTTGATGCAGTTAATCCTCTATTTGAGTTCTTTGCCGAATTAATTCCTACATTTAAAGCAGAACCTAGTTTAAAAGCCTCACCTTCATCTAAAGAAACTCCCATTGAATTTCCAATTTCTTTTCCAAAATCAACAGCAGCTTGATAAGACTTTTTGTATGAACTATTGAATGATTGTGCGAAAGAACCTTGATCTGAAATACCTAATTGCTTTAACCAATTATCACCATAAGCCTTTTGTGATGCTGCAACTAAATTTGCTCCAGCTGATACAAGTCTATCCTCCGAAGCAGAAATCTGACTTTGTCCTCCGGCTCTGTAGGTAATAGAACCTAAAACATTATCATAGCCAGTTGCACTTCCTACACCAAACTGAGTGGTAGCCTGTGACATAGCCTGCATCAACGGAGCAGGGGAAATAGCATCAGGAGAAGCAACCTTCTCGTTGATAAAGTCCTGACCGTTCATTCTGCCTGCTAAAGAGTTTAGAGCATAAACAGAGCCTGAGAAAATGAACAGGGTAACAACAGGAATTGCACCAATGAACATACCACCTGTAGCCAAGAAGTCCTGAGTGGTATCAGCAAGAACTTTAACTGCCATAAATGAGTTTGGATCGTAGGTTGTAGTATCCATACCACGGACCCCCCAAATTGCACGCTGTAATGCAGAATTTAGATAAGCGTTGGCAATAGCAAGGCAAGGTAACCATGACTGAACCCAAGCAATAAGCATGAAGTACTTTAAGGAAAGTTTTACACCAAACATACCTAATAGAAGTAAGAAACCGCAGAAAGGAGTGATTGCATAGGTAAAGCCTTCCATAAAGGTCATGATAGGACGCATAGTCTTCTGGAACATGTTGCTTTCAGCAGACCATTGCATATTTCTCTGCTGACGAGCCTGAACCATCATTAAAGAAGTTGCAAAGTCTCTTGAGTCACGAGCCTGTTTCATCTCACCCTGAGAGAACATGTCGAACATGATAGCAGTCTTCATAAACTCCTGAACATCAGCGTTCATAGCTGACATGGAATTAAAGAGGTCTGATGCTTTTTGCATGCCTGCTCCCATTAGACTTGAGTTTTCGGTCTTGTGTTCATGGCCGGTTAAGAGACTGGTTAGGGTAGTATTGGTATAAGAGCCTGAATTTCTTAAAGCCTTATCCATCATATTGTCAATTCTGTCGAAAGCTGTGTCGCAGGATACTGTAACACCTCCGTTTGTACCTGAACCATCAACAATTCTTGTGAAGTAAACACCATTAGCTTCTGGGAAGTCGATACCTTCTTTTAATGACTTGTTAAAGATGTTTTGTTCTGACCTATATCCAAGATCAAAAGCTGTTAGAGTACAGTCTTTAATAAAGTTAGAAGCTGAAACTCTGAAGTTAGATTTAGGTCCGTTATCCTGATCAATAGAAGCTAAAATCTGAGGATTTAGACCGATTGTAGCAACGGTATTAAGAGTACGGACAGTGTCATTAAATACACCACCGTTACCAGCCATAGCACCGGTAATAGTACTTTCTGAATAAGGAGACTGGAAAGCTTGCTCCATAATTTCTGTAATACCATAACCGATATTTGAAATACCCCAACCGGCAATAGCTACACCGGCAGGAACATTATCAACTGGACGGTCTTCTTCAGTGATAACATCGTGAATATTCACAGTTGCAGTAGCGCCAAAGAAGAAGTTCCAAGCAATCCAGCAAATTACGATAGAAGCTAAATCAAAGCCTTTTCCTGTCTGTAAAGACTTGAAAGCCATCAGAATAATTCCGAACAGTAAACCCAGTGCAGAAGCTGTAACAAAGCTTCCTGTACCGGTTACCATTGCGATTGCGTTCAAAACGTTCTGTAAGAACAGCGCATCGCCTGTGGTATATATAGTTAAAATATTTGGTAACATGCGTAGTCCTTATTTATTTTGAGTTGCGTTAGTTTCAGGTAGCTTAGGATATTCCGCATGGCTTGCCTGTTCCGCTGCCCAGCGTTCGCCATCATCTGATAACTGAGCAATGTCTTTATACTTGGTATAAAGAGTGTTCATGTCATTAATAATTTTCTGTTCAGTGTTCCTTAGATAATCATTAAAATCCTTTTTACTTGTTCCATCTAAATCTAGGCCGGACGATCCTTTTCTGATATTATTTATTAAGTCAAGCATCATCTCTCCTGCCATGTAGGTTGCTATAGAATGGCCTACCTTTTCAGCGTACATCTTTGCATAACCGTTAGTTCCAGTCAGCTGTACGTCTTTTGCAGCAAGAGTATAGAAATAAACATAAATACCATGAGGTAGAGCAGTGAAGAAAGCTCTATCATCTGAAGTTATACCAGCCTTGTCAGGTGTCTGAAGAGCCTGAATAATTCCTGTATTGCAATCTGTGTTATAAGTAGAACCTTGAGCACCACATAATTTTTTCATAACCTGATGATACATATAGCCTTTAATCAAATCCGTAGATGCTTCGGTTGGGTTCATACATTCATTAGAATCACATCTGTAACCTTGCAGTGCGTCAGTAGAACCATCTTCTTCTACTAAGTCGATTAAGCTAATCTTTGGATTTTTTGAGCTAAAATTAAAAGTAGAGTCTGTTGCATTTTTACCATCATCTGTTGAAGCCGACTGATGATTATTAATAACTTTTTGGCTAATGATAGGAGTTCCAATTACAGACATAATGTCACCAATCTTTGTTTTCTTGTCTGAAGAAAACATCGAGTTCATCTTAAGTTTATTAAGGCTCTTTGCGATAAGGTTGCCCATATTACTTGATGTATCCTTTGTTCCATCCTCATTTGTTGATACAGCAGCACCTGTGTTGGAATTATTACTATTCAAGAATGGAGGATTTTTCATTGTCTCGAAGATGTCACCTGCTTGTGTTCCATATTCATTTAATGACTTATTATTTTCTATATTGCCTTTAATAGCATCAATGCCTCCATCAACAAGACCTCTAGCCAGCTGACAAGAATTAGATAGCAGGTTGTTGATTTTCTGAACCAGCTCTTGGAACCACTTCATATTGACACCAATAAGTTCTGAAATAGTGTTAATAGCCAGCATGAAGAGATAACCTACTGCGTTCTGAGCAATAGAACGGAATAACTGCACTAATTGATCTTTGTTAATGAATGAAAATGATCCTAAAAATAGATCAATACCGCCACAACCGGCGGCGAACCCTGGAGGAGTAAAAGAAATAAAATCTCGATTAAAGATCTTGTTTCTTGCATAGATACTGCCACCTGAAATCACATGTCTGGATGCAGATTCAAAAGCTCTGGCTGAAGTAGAGTTGGTCATAATGCCGAGCTTGTCCTGCATTGCCTTGTCAAGAAAACCTGCATTAGCCACTGTAACAGGAGCTGCAAGCATAGTCACAAGACTGCATAAAAGCAGAGTATGAGATAATCCTTTTTTAGTAGCTACGAACGTTGCTACTGCAAGTTTTGATATTTGATGTTTATCCATAATTAACTCTTGAGAACATATAACGTTAAATAAAATCTAGTAACCACGGGGAACATAATCTTTAGGAATTTCTTTGTATTTCTGATCTTGGATCATGTCCACGAGCTCTGAAGGAGCGATAAAGTTGGTATTCTTACCATAAGGATCTTTACCTCCTTTAGACTGTACTCTTTTAGAAAAATCAGACCCCATGCTGAACATTTCAGATATTGAAATTGCATCATCAAAAGGCTTTACATATCTGTAGTCAGTCTTATCAATCCAGTTGTACTTCATGGCAGCATCAATGGTTCTTGAATTAAATGTAGATGCTGTCACCATACCTTGTAATAAAGGCTTGATTTCATCTGTCTCTGCGTTGTACAGGAAGGTAGCAGGTAGAGCTAAAACTTTTAATTCATGTCTTAACTCAGGAGCTATATCATAATCAGGGAAATTTTTAGCAGAGACACTTCCTTCTGTAGGTTGGTCAAGAGAAACAGCTTTTACTGTTATTCCATACGCATTAGATAAATCTTTTAGTACATCTGACTGAAGATCACACAGATAGCAGCGGTCTTTGAACAGATAAAATACGCCCACTTTTTTAAAAATTTTGTGAAGTAATCTCTTCTGCTCTTGGCTGATGTAAGCATCTCTGGTTACGTTAGCGCTACCACCGAGTGGTGTTTTAGATGAAGCATCCAAGAGAGGGTCGCCCTGCATGGCCATACGACCTGCCTGTGCAAACTGTTCAGCTCTATCAATAGCAAGTTTCTGAATGTATAAGAAAGCCTTCAGGTTCTCTACAGTTGGATTGTCGATAGCAAGCTGCTTGTAAGATTCAATATTCTGTTGAAGCCATTTTGTAGAGCCTACTGCTGGAGCTTCCTCTTCAACAGGCTTTGGTTTAGGTTGAGCTTTAGGAGCTGGTGCAGGTGCACTTGCTGTAACCTTTGGTTTTTTCTTCATAATCTTCTTAGGCTCAGGATCTTTCTGGTAATACCACCAGCCCTCACCGCTCTTATTAGAAGAACTGAAGAATGGTTTAGTTTCTCTTTCAGGCTGAAGAATAATGTAATCGTCAGTCTCTTTTAAAATCTTTTGTTTTACCTGTCCATTATCAGCTGAATCACCTTCTACTGCATAAGTAACAGATGTGGCACATAAAGCGATACAGACAGCTAAAGATAGTACGTTCCTTGTGGCTTTCATTTACCGTTTACTCTTTTAGGTAAGTTGGATTTGGTCAGTGTCTATTGTTTACTGAAATGTTGAATGAATTGTTCAAGTAAAGGGGCAATATTTCCAAACTGAAATAATGTTAATTATTTTGATATTTTTTGAAAAAATAAATATACTTTACGTAAGAGTATCGTATAGTGCGGTACTTCTGCGTAAAACACTAAAATAACTATGAAAATAAAAACTCTTGTTAAATCTTTGCTGATAACGTCAGTTCTACTATCTTCTCTGGAAGAATGTGTAGCAGTTCCAACTTATCTAGCAGGTACTGTTTATGACAAAGTAGGAAAGACCGAACAGGTTGATCCTGTACTTTTGTATGCCGTGAGTTTGACAGAGTCTGCTCTAGGCAGTAAAAAACAGACTTCTCCTTCGATATATGCCATTAGAACACCTGACGGTCCTTTATATCCTAAAACATTACCTGAAGCTAAGCAGGCTTTAGCTAATGCTGTAGCTGTCTATGGTCATAAAAAGATTGATGTTGGTCTGATGCAAATCAACGGACAACACTGGATAGGTCTTAAAAACAAAAGTTCTCTGTTTAATCCTGTCTTTAATGTCACTTTTGGTGCACGTATTCTGAAAACTGCTCTTAGTTCTACAAACGACAGGGTAGTAGGAATTGGCAGATACCATTCATATACAGACTGGAGAGCAAAAACTTACGGTAGTAGGGTAATGGCTATTTATAACAACCTTAAGGGGCTCGAGTAATGGCTATTGCAAGAGATATAAAAAATGCTCAGATGCCTGCAAGGGATACTATTCTCTCAACTAATGAGGTTATGGATAATTCACCTGAAAATACCCCTTTACTGTTTGATCTGACCCTGACAACTGAAGACTGTATTTTTAATACCAGCAATGACTTAACCTATTTTGAAGCTCTTTTATGGAAAACCTTGGTTATAGGTGGTTCACAGGCTAATGACAGAATAAAAAATCATCTGCAAAAGATTTTTAATGTCTCAGACAAGTTCATGAAATACATACGTGAAGTGCCTATAAAAAACACTCCATATCTGTGTGAAACCATGCTTTTGTCTTTTGCTCCATCATTAAAGTTACAGAAAGATGTAGTTACCTATTTCAGGCTTCATCCAAATGAGCATGTAGACAATTCTCAGATGGACTTGAACGCCAGAAAAACAGATCTTCAACTGTGGCAGCAGTATATTGAAGTTATCAAAGATAAAAATGACAGATTAAGCCTGACTCCTTTAAGGCTTGGACTTTGTGACGAGTTTTACGCTCTATTCCAAAAATATATTGTAAACGATGTTTATCACGTCCTTTTAAGACAGGGGCATTTCTCAGTCAAACTTCGCTGTCCTGAAGAAATGGTGTTTTCAATTTTGGTTGAGGAAAGACCTGAAAAGATAGCTGCACTAAAACAATTAAAAACAAGGCAGATTTTATCTTGCTCAGATGCGGATTTTCAGAGAGTTATGTCAAAGAGTAATTAAGGCTAAGTGGCAGGTGTGTGTATGAACGATTTAATTGATATTCCATTATTTGAACTGTTTAAAAGTACGTCTTTAAAGCATAAGCCTTTGTTCTGCTTTACTATTACTGCCTACATCCTGGCATGCTATGGTTTGTCAAACAAGAACATTGGATTACTGTGTCGAAAAGATCATCGTAAGGTACAAACTATCGTTAATCTTGCTCAAAGTCACTATCTGACACCTGAAGAAATTAAAGAGAAAAGTAAGACTAGACCTAGAACAATTCTTATTGACTCTATTCTGTCAACAAAACAGAACGGCAGATACTCTACATTACTGTTGCTGTACACACACTTTCACCGTTCATCCCCCTACAAATGCTTTGATACCAACGCATTTTTAACAGCATGGATTGTTGAGTGTGCGATGGATGCAAAAGAAAAAGGAATTAAAACCAAAGCTATCAACTATAAAATTGAAGATATTGATATAAATCATTTCTTTACATTGTGCTATTCAATGCGTGAAAGATCTGATGCTCTTTCATGTTCAAATTTCGCAACTGTATCGTTTTCCAAGAAAACCAAGTCATTCTGTGCTCACTGTGTTGTAGATACAATTGATGAGACAAGATACCATGCATCAGATAAAGTTATGAGCTATGAAGAACTTGACAAGTTCTTGGCTAAAAAGAAGAAAAAAGAGCTTGCTAATCAATCTACCAATGCGCAGAGTTCCATTGCATCCATAAATTCAAAATTCACTAGAAGTGCTGATGACCGTTTAAATCGTCAGAAGTAACCTTTAATTTCAACTTAATACAGCTACTTAATTTTAAGTACGCTGTATTTTCCTATTGTCTTTTCAAGATAATCACTCCATACTTGCATTGCTTTCTTTCTAGGCTCATACAAAAAAGTCCTGTCATAGCGTAAATGTACCGAAGTTGTATATATGTGCTGTAAACAGGCAACACCTACTTCATAAGGTATCTCTGTCGTGTGCTGTGCGAAGAAAGACGCACCTACAGAACGTATTCCGTGGGGTACAAGAATTTCACAACCAGCTTTCTGAAGAAGATGCGAGAACCTGTCGCTAGGCATTGCCTTTTCAGGATCACGCACACTTGGAATTAACCATCCCTCTCCATCATCACCGTTTCTACATTCCATAATTACTTTTATGAGGTTTTGAGCATACTGAGTAAGTGGAATTGAGAACTCTTTAAGCGTTTTGGTATTAACAACCACTAATCGACCAATAGGTTCTTCAAAGAAGATGTTACAGCGCTTTATAGAGGTCAGTTCAGCTACTCTTAGTAATGTGTAGAAGAGAAGTTCAAATAATGCTCTGTAGACCGTTTTCATAGGTGATATGTATTGTTTAAAGACAAGCTGCAAGTTTTCATCTAGGTTGAATGGGTCAAGGCTCTTCTGTCGCTCATAGGCAGGTTTCTTTATAATCTCCTTTAAAGATACCAGTGAATTAAAGGACAGGTCTGTCACCTTTGTAACAATCGCATAGTCAACTATTCTGCACAGATACGAAAGTAGTGAATGAGCAAGCCCTGCATTGATCTTGTTAAGACACAGTAGAATAGAAAATGTAGAACGGTCTTCAACTACTTCTTTGATTGTTCTGTCCATTAAAGCTGACAGATATTTATTTACGGTCTTTTCTACGTTATTTCTGTGTACTAATCCTACACCTTTGCCCCAAATCTCCAACCACTCTGTAAAAACAGTTCTTAGTGTTGTTCCATTACTTCTTGTATTAGCTGAAGAGATAAAAGAGTCAACTATCTTTGTAGCAGCATCTTCTGAAATAAAAATCTTTTGTCTTGAAGGTCCTACCTTAGTAAGAAGTTTTTGTTCATTCTCAGTTAAAGGTTCTTTCTTTAAATATGTATTCTTATAGTCTTTAACAAACTTTTTTATTGCATCTGCTTTTTTACCTGTACGATGTGAGTGCAGTTTCTTAGTTATATACTCACAAATATCTATAGCTGTCTGCACTCGCATTTCATCACATCTACCTATCATTACCTTGCATACAGCAAAATTATCAAAGATATTGTAGTAATAGAGTTTTCTTGTATAAGAGGCTGTCCTTTCAGCGATAATACTCAGGTAAGAGAAGATTGTTTGCTCTTTATACTCATTTCTTTCAGAAAAATTGATCTTGCTTATATCATCGTCTGTGTAGTTGAGATTGTAGGGTGGATGTCTTAAGTCATATCCTAAACGGTAAGCACTGCTACCATTATCAAATACCCATTTAACCAGAGCAGTGGCATTGCGATTGGCAGGGCGTTTATCGTACTTTTTAATGAAGTCATAAATCTTTTGAGCCTTATCTCGAGCCTGTTGCTGGTTTAACTCGTAATAGCAGCCAATATAAAGATAGATAAAAGTGAAGTACGAAGACTTTCTTGTCTTAATCTTCATTAGCCATACAGCACAACCTACTTTTTTGCGATCACAGTAATGTAATCGCAACTGAAGATAATTACCGTCAGATAAAAAAGTGTCCCTTTGATTTGAATAATCAGATATTTTGATTGGTTCAAAAAAATCCTTATTAAAATTTATTTTGCTCTGAAGCACAAATTTCTTTAGTTTATTCATGGTTTTACCTCATAAATTGAACAATTTAGGGTAAAATATCATCGGTTATTTTTAGCTTTTATAGTTGACATTAATCTATAAATGCAATAAAAATATTCAGTGTGTAGGATTTTGACTTACACACCTATTGGTGGTTGGTTAATCACTAAGATATAACAATAATAAAAAGATAAAGTTTTCTATTGGCACTATGCTTTATTTGTAAAACTCTATCAATGCCTAGTCTTTAAATAAAGACTCTTATATAAGGCTTTTAGTTAATATGACAATGGCTCTAGCGAAAGCCTTCTTATATTGTCATACAAAAGGTTTACATATCATCACGCTCTATGTTATTCAGAGGGCTAGTAAGTCATTGCTCTGAAAACATATAACATAACTGTTAACGTATTTCAGCGACTATATAAATCGTTGAAGTAAATACAGTTAGCATCACACTGTGAGGTTTGATACTGTAGCCGTCTACTTTCTTAATTACATTGGATCTATTACTGTCGATGTAACAGGATAAAACACCATCGCATTGAGATATTCGAGAGTAGATAGCTCCATTTGTGCCTCGTGAATTTAACGCTACAGAGTTGTATCTTCGAGTTTCAAAGGCTGATTGTGATTCTTCATAAGAACCTACAGAAGCACTGGCGTTGTTAGTTACACTATCCCAGCCTGCAACAGTAGTTACAATGTTTGTTAATGTATCCGCTCCTGCTTCAACAGGGCCTGTTTCAGAACATTTAAACTGAGCATCAACAGAACCATTACTCTTAATAGTGACGTTGTTCATTAACTCCCATTTAATGCCAGTAACCTCAGATTGAATAAGTGAGCCTTTAGGAATAAAAGTGTTTTCTCTACCTTTACAGGTACAAACACAGGTAGAGTTAACAGCTGCATGTCTGGTTAAAAAATAAATCTTGCCTAATGCATCCTGAAACTTACCTGATGCAGTCAACGGGTTAAATTGATTGGCAAGAAAAGCAATTTCAGCATCTTTTTGAGAAATTGCAGCAGTTTGAGAATCAATTAACTGTCCTGCAGGGGTTTCAGGCTCTGTATTAAGCTCAGGTGTATTGTCTTCTTTAAAAGCTTCTTTCCATTGAGATGCTACCTCAGAGCGTATATCCTCAACTTCAGAAACTGTAAAACCTTTTGAACTGTCAAATTGCAACATTGATCATTGTCCCATCGTTTAATTGAATTAACATTTGGCAAACTAACATTCTGCCTTCAGTAGTCAGCTGGTTAACCTGAGCGTCTGCAACTCCTTCAACTTCAAGCGCAGCATCTCTTAATCTGTTTTTTAGAATATCTATTGAGGGTTGTTCTTTTAACTCAAGAGCAAAGTGAGGAATGCCACGATCTTCATCGTAATAAGCATCTTTAATAAACAATCGACATGCATTAGCAACGTTTTGAGCTATGGCGTATTCAGCATAGCAGTTAGCTATCTTGCCGTTTTTATCGACAAACAAGTCCCATTTGTCAGGATCTAAGAATAGAGAGTGCATATTAAGAACCTTGAAATTTAGTGATTGATGAACTATTCTTATTAACAATCCGTAAAAAGAGTAAGTCAATTTTATCTAGACAGTCATTAAGGTTGGATGATGGGTTAACCCTAAAACATTACTCGATTCAACACCCGGCTACTTGTAGTGTTTCCTTAATGCGCTTACGTCTTTTTACTAAATTAAGTGGTAATGTTAAAGAGTTGAGTAGGACCTTTAACTTCAGAGCTATCCTCCTCCGTAGAAACAGCATCGTCCTTCTAGAAACGATGAAAGGCTCTTACCGCTTAATTCTTTTAGTTATGTAAGCGGTAATGCTGAGAAAGTATTTTTTTAGCTTCAGAGTTATCTTCTTTGAAAATAAGCAAAACTTTTTCAATAAAGATTAAATACTCTACCGCTTATTAAGTAAGCCATGATGTTAAAGAACAAGGTGGAACTTTAACTTTAGACTCATCCTTCCTTCGGTTGTGAAAATTACAATATTTTCTTATAAGAAAATATAAAGGGGTCTCACGGCTTACTTAGCTTTTTTTGAGGAAAAGCAGTAATAATTGCCTTTCTTTTTGTTCCGTAAATGCCTTTACTGATTATTACAGTAAAATTGTTGTAACGAAGCATGCATTGATGAACTGTCTCTTCAACAACTTGACCTTTAGTCACAATCTCATCGAGTTGAGCTAACATCTCCTTTAGTTTGCCTTTCTGATTGGATCTTCTTTCAAGAATATGATGTAACCCAGAATTTTCATCACCCCAATGTAAATCAATATCTCCAATATGTTTATTATGAAAAGCATTTGGAATATATCCATGCTTTGCTTTTAGCATGTCATTCACAGCTTCTTGATGCTTTGAAATAACATTTAATTTCTGCTTATAAAGTGACTTAAGATCAAGCGATGGATTATAGTTGTTCTTTGCTCTTTTCTTTTCATGACTTGTTGATAAATCAGCTATATTACTTCCTTTAAAATGACCTGACTGTATGTCTCCATAACTGTTAATTAAAAGATGCTTACCATTTTTAATGGTTACCCAATAAGGATTATTAGTGTTTGAATCACAGGTTAAGAAATTAGCGTAAAGCATACCTAATCTGTAAGCTACACCAAGTTTAAAAGCTTGTTCTGTATTCATCAGTTTGGCGTTCCTGTATTGCCACTGCCAGGATAAACACCATTGTGAGTGTGGGTATGTAATGAAGTGCCAGAAGCAATAACATCTTTCTGTGAGATGATGTCTCCGTTAAATGTAGCAGTTCCTCCGCCTTGAGTACCTGATACTAAAGTTCCTGTAACCTGCACATTACCGTTTAGAATGATTGTAGGAGCATTGATAGTAGCTGTTTGAGTGTTGACTGTAACGCTGTCAGAAGCATCTACAGTGCATGTTCGACATTTAATGTGTACATACTCATCTGTTTCTACTGTGTAACCCTCGGGAGCGTGCAGAACGATTGTTTTGTCCTGTTTTAGATGCACCCACACTTTAGGATCTTTAGTGTGAATGGTTGCTACCATGATTGCATCAGCAGGATTGAACTTTCTGAAGCTTGCAGGTCTTGAAGTAGCAGTCGTGGTGCGGTTGATGTTTGATACATCAGCCTTCATGCATAAGAAAACGCCAATATCATTTGGTTCAGGATCCATAATGACAGCAGCAATGCCTGCTTGAAATCTGTAGTGTGGTAATTCCTGATAAGAAGGTGTTGAAAGAGCATTACCTTCTGCATCAGTTTGTGCAATTAAAGGTGTTGCAATAACTGTTTTGGTACCACCTTCACCTGACGAGGAACAGCTCTCAATCTTAGCTAAAAAGCCTGTAAAGACAACTTTATCAATCAGTGACCGTATGTGATACTCCTCAGCGTTAAAAGAGCTTAACGGAGCATACATACTCTGAGTACTGGCTTTTTTAGTAGATGTAATTTCAGACATTATACATACCTTCCACAAGCACCACTCATGTGAGGATAGTAGGCTGTGATTGTAGATTCCCAAGAACCATCACCAGGTAAATTAGATGATAGCTTATGACTTAATTTTGTAATTCGCCATTGGCCTGTGCATTTTGGGACTAGAGTTTTTAACTCAACAAGACCTGCAAATTTTAACTGAGGATTGAATACAGCTTTAAAGCTGATACCATTAGAAGACATGGAAGGATAACCAATCAAACCTGTACTGGCTGTTAGCTTTGGTACAGTTCCTTTTACAGATGAGCCGTTACTGATTAAGATCATTTTGTCATCATCAATAACAAGTTCTGCTCCTACCTGTTCACAAGCCTGTCTGGCCTGTTCAATAGGTGAACCGCTAAAAATTGCGTTTTTAACAGATGCCGTTACGCCTTCATTCTTGAATGTAAAACCTGCAATCTCTGCTTGTTTCTCAACAAAACTTGCAACGCTCTGCGTTCCTTTAACAACATTCTGACCTTGTGCAGTAATAGAGCCAAAGAAACCAATACGAGCATCAATTTTCATTTTGATGTCAGGCTGTGAATTAAAGTCAGCTACAGCAGATGCTATAGTTCCTGCAAACACCTGTGTATAACCGCTGTAATCATCACCTGCATAGATGTTTATGTAGTTGTAATTGTGATACATAGGCATCATTGCAAGTGTTGATATACGCTCCATGACGTCACGAGGCAAGTTATAGATTTCTACAGAAGCTTTACCAAAATCGGGTGGTCCTAATTTCTCTATGTTTGCTGACATACCAAGATCAGAGATTATGATGCTGTTAGAGCCGTTTTTAAAAGTTCCTTTGTTTAAAGTAATTTGAACTTTCAATTTTCTGATTTTAAAAGAGGATGGTGCAGATGCCTGTTTGGTTATAGCTTTATTGGTTTTAATCTCAGTTACTGATTGTGTTTTGGTTGAAGAACTATTTTTTAATACACTGGTAGTTTTACCCCAGATAATCTTAGATGCAAACATGTTAGAACCTCAAACCAAGATCTTTACATTCAGTTTCAGTCAGATAAACAAGTTCAAATCTGTCACCCAATTCGGTGTAATTAGGTTGCTTAGGCATATCCGCAGGGTTAATTACATCAACAATGTAAAGTTGACCTTTAAACTTAGATGGAGACTGAATAATGCCTGTTTTAGGCTGAACTATTGCGCCTTCAACAATTGCTTCATCATCTACATACAAATCAAGAAACATGTAATCACCTTTTTGATACAGGTGAATCTGGCAGATTTGATCATCAAGTATGATTTGAAATTCCTGATTTGGTAATGCTTCAACAGATAGAACTTCCATAGCTAATTTCTAATCCACTTTTTAAAATCATCAACAGGTTTACTTAACACACTGTTAAGCATTGATTCAGGCTTTTTCTGTGTCTGTCCTCTTGATTTGCGTTTTGCAATCTTTGTATTGGTATACTCACTCTTAAACTGTCGTACCTCAACAAAGCCACAGTTAACAGTGAGTAAATCAACTCCTGTTGATGCGTCTCTGTGATAATCCATTTTGATAAGATTAAGCGATTTGTATTCCTGATCAGGCGTAATCAAACTGACTATTGTTTCATTGTTGCTCAATTCCATTAACGCAGATACAGCTGATAAGATTGTTTCAGGAGTTCCTTTAATACCTAAAACAACCTGTATCTCAATAGGGGATTGAGTTTTATTGTAAGAAACAAAAGAACCGTTTTCAGTAGGTGAGGAGATAGCTTTGCTTTCATTTTTAACATCAATGGCAAAGAATGTATTAAAAGTAACAGCCCTCTCTCCGTTATCATCCACAATGTTCCATGTTCTGGTTACCTTTTGTCCCTGATTATTGCTGTTACCTGAAAGGCCATTGATAAAAGAACCTAGTCCTGCCTTTTTAGCAATAGCAAAAGCCTGTGAATTCTGAAACCTGTTAACCTGTTTAAAGAACTTTAAATTATCAAGTTTACGCAGGCTGTTTCTAAGATAGGGGTTTGCTGTCAGCTTGGTAATATCACTCTGAGTAAACGTATTACCTGAGGTGATATTCTTTAAGCCCAACCTGTCTAATGCTTTGTCCTGATAGTTTTTAAAGTTCTCTAATCCGTTAATAATTCTTACTTTAAAGCCATTTGTTGAGCTTTGAGCATTACTGGAATTTAATACAGCATCGTCTTTTACATCAGCCATATTCTCCACCTATAATTAAAATGTCATCTGTATTGATGAGTTACGACTTAGTTATAGCAGACGCTTTGCGCTGCTAAATAAGAGTTATCAAGACCGTTAGCTGTCTGTATTACAGAACGTGTCATCTCAGGAGTTGCTCCATTGATGGTGAAATTGTTGTTAACAGTCTTACTCTGATTAGAAGTAGAATTTGAATTAGTGGTATGGTTACTTACATTTGAGTTTGTAACTACCTGTTGTGTTTTTTCAGGTGTAGGAATAGAAGCAACACCAACCTTTAGATTATTAGCTGTTCTAACAAAACCCTGTAAGGTTTTCTGATCAGTCTGTAGTGTATTAAGACGTTTGTTAGCTTCATTGTACTTACCGGCCTTTCTTAACCTGTCAATTTCAGCAAGTTCTTTTTTCTGTCTTGCAAGCTCAGCTCTAAAAGAACGTTCAAATTTGTTTCTCTTTTCAAGTTCATTGTTTAACTTGGATACAGAATTGTCCTGAACTGATGCCTGAACCTGTTTTACGTTTTCAACATTTTTAACGTTGGTTACATTTGAATTCTCAACATTCTTACTGGTTGTTAAGACGCTGTTCTTTGTATTTTCAACGTTATTAACATTCTCTACGTTCTTTAAGTTCTGAATGTCTGTTTCTTTCTTTTTCTCTTCAAGTTTTGTAAGTACTCTTGTTTGAGATTTCTGCTCGGGTAAACTTGAAGTTTGAACGTCATCATCCACAATAGGAGCATCGGTACCTTCATAAGTGGTAGGTTTTGATCCCTGTTTCTTATCTTCATCATCATCGTTTGAGAAAGGATTTAAACCTTTTACCCACTCGATCATGCTTTTACCTTTTTCAACTACAGAATTAAACATTCCTAAGAATTTACCTTTGATGTAGTCGATAATATGCATTAACCAGTCTGTAACAGGTTTAAACAGATTTTTAAATGAACTGCAGAAGTCAGCCCAGCCTTGTTTTAATAACTCAGTGTCTCCAGTAAACAGGGCAACAATAGCGCCCATTACCATTTCTACAACACCGAGGATTGCATTAAAAGCACTTCCTACAGCATTCACAAGAAACATTGCAGCTTGTGCTAAGCCGTCAAACCATGTTGCATCATTTCCTTGGTCAAACAGCTTTGCTAAAAGAATGCCAAAGTAAGCAATACCATTAAAAACATGCTCTAAGATGTTTGATAGGGATCTTAGTGACTGCTTTAATGTTTCAATGAAGGTATTAACTCCTTCTGAATTTTTAAAACGTTCATAAAACTTTGTTATAAAGTCATAAGCTTTTTTACCAAAGTTAATGAAAGGATCCCAGAAAGTACCAAAGAGGGATTTACCACCTTTTATCCTTACTATCAGATCATCAATAACAAGAGCTAAAGCTACAATACCTGCAATGATCCACGTAATAGGATTCATTAAAATTGCACCTGCAAGAGATATAAATGCAGGCACCAAAGCAGTAGTAATAACCACAGCTAAGATTTTAAAGAATCTTGCAGCATCTTCTTTGTGTTCTCCTAACCACTTGGAGAATGAATTTAAAGCCTCTACTCCTTTTAAGAGTATTGGATTAAAAGAACGCATCAGAACAGCTGAGAAATCAGCTACAGCAATTCTAAAGTTAGTTAAAGCCTTTTGGCTTTTTACATAAACTTCAATATCCTGTTTTGTGTAGCGGTTGAATGCTGCCATCTTCTCACGCCACTCATCTAACTGCTTGTAGTAAGCACCTGTCATCTGAGCTACTTGTGATAATCCACCAAAGTAAGATTTAAACATTGCACCAACAGAGAAAGCAGCTGCTAAAGGTCCTGCGATACCCTTAACAAGCCCAAGCATACGATTAGCTGTATTATTAGCTGTTTTATCTAATGCCTGCGCAACATTAGATGTGCTCTTTTTTGCATTCTCCTCAACTTTGTTCATCTGACTGTCAATATCGCCAGCATCTAAGCCGAGTTTAATTAAAAGTACGTCACCTAATGTTGCCATTTTTTAAGTTCTCTGTTTACTTGCAAAATCATTTGCAATGTTTTCGTTAGTTCTTGCAACATACAGACACTCTAACAGGTCCATAGCATCTTCGTAGCTGTAGTACTGTTCTAGTTCTTGTAATGTTGCATAATGCTCCTGTATTAAAGGAGCAAACAGGCGTGAGAAGTTCTGTGTTTGAATAAAATGAGGCGTTTGACCACCAGAACTTAAGCTTGCTTCTTCAAGCTGTTTTCGTTCTTGTAAGAAGAAAAATTTACAGCAAATACCTCTTTCTGTAATTGCCATAAAGCTCTAATATCATCAAAGATTTCAAGCTCTTTTTCAGTAATATTGATGATGGCTTCGTCATTCATTCTTACAGCTGTTTCTTTAACAAGGTCAAATAACAGATGATCTACAGTGTCAGGATCTAACTGACCAAAGAAACTAAAGCCTTTTTGAGCTATTAAATTGGTAATGGTACTCATAGTATCTGAACCTGATACGCCTAGTTTCTCTATATCAATGTTGAGTAATCCTGCTTTTGCCAGAGCAATACCAACTCTGATTAACCACTTTTCAGCCTTAATTGCAGGGATTTGAGTTAATCTGAACTTATATTGAGCTTCACCATCAACGATGGTAATGTTTTTAATCTGTCTCATGTAATAATCTCACCTATAAAAAAATAGGGCATCAAAACTGATACCCCAAAATCAATATTAGCTACAAAAAAAGAGTTAAATAGTTGAATCGTTTACATCTTCAAAGGTAAATCCCCACTGAGTAGGCTCTAATACTTTCTTTGCATTTAAAATTGAAGGAACCTCTGTCAGGATGCCATTAATCAAAGTAAATTCTTTGCCTAAAGCAGGAATTGAGATTGAAGCTGTAATTGAATAAGTTGTCTTATTTAATCTCTGATTGTTTGCAATATTTCTCAAGTACTCAATAGAATCTGAATCAGCTTCTAATGAAATCTTAAAAGGAATAGGTGCAGGGGTATAACCTGCTGCAAGCTGTCCATCTACACCCATTCTTACCTCAGCAATAGTTACATTATCAGAGCTGAACGCATCATCAGATGCGAACTTCTCAATCTGTACTCCTGAAGGGTAAAGCTCTTCAACTGTTAAGATTAAGATTGCGTTTGCACTAGTAATAGTCTTCATTTATTTCTCCTAAACTACAGCAATTGAAGGCATGGTTAAACGGTGTACAGCACCACCATAGGTGTAAACCAAGTTACAAGAAGGGGATTTACGTTGCTGTCTTGTCTGAGCTGAAGGATCTAAAATCTGTAAGTAGTAGCCGTTATTGTAGATTTCGTCTGAGTAATCAGCACCTAACTCTTCGATTAAAGAGCTCTTCTGAGTTTCAGATAAAGATACACCAGCTTCAATTACGCCATTATTCTTTGCACGGTTAATTACATCTCTTAGCCATGAGCGGATCATTGCGTAACCACGTGAGGTGTATGGTACTCTTCTAACAGCTTCAAATCCTGCCATTACCTGAACCTGCATTGCGTTACATAACCAGATTGAATTTAGATAAGTATCAATCCAGTCCCATTCACCTAACATACGGCCAGAGTATAACCAGACAAAGTTGTCATTACGGGTTGCATAGTTACCTATGAAGTTGACTTTGTGTCCCTCAAGAGCATTTGCTTCGTCTGTATCTAATACATTTGCACCTAATCCATCCTGAGACTTGAATGCAAAAGTAATAGTGCTGTTCTTGTTATCCCAGGCAATAGAAGCAGCTGCACCCATGATAAACGCTGCAACACGATATGAATCATAAACAACAGTGGTTGCTGCTATGTTTTCTGTAATCAACTTTTCAGCAATAATTGATTTACTGTTACTGTCAGCATTTTCTTTAGAACTGTCCCAAAGAACATACAGATAACAAACACCAGCAGATGCATTAGCTGTAGCCCATTCGCCTAATTCTAAAGCTTCATCGTCTGATGCTTCCCATAAGGTGGTGAAGGTAACGAAGTTCTGGAAGCTTAAGGTCAGCTTGTTTAAGGTTGCTGATAATGTGGTAGAGTCAGATCCTTCTGATACTACACATGCGTCAGCAGTAAAGCCCATTGCAAGAGCAACATCACCTGTAGGAGTATCAACAGATACATTAGATGATGATGTACCATTGGTGATGGTAAATGCGTTAGTAACTGAATCAAAAGCAACTGTTAAACCTGATAACTCAGCATCTTCTGAATCAGAATCAAGATCTCTTAAAGCTTCTTGAACCTTGTCAGCTACTTCAGATAATGAAGATGCTGAGGATAAGTCTAAGCTTGAAACTGTATGTATTTTGCCTGTTAATGTTACAGAAAAAGCGCCATTTGAAATCTGTTTTAAAGATGCTAACGCTGTTGAAGTTTTTAACGCTGTACCTCTAACAAAAGGCGCTACACCTGTATCGCAGTAACGATAGAAATACAGAACAGAAGGCTTAATCTGACTGTTCTTGTAGCCACCAAAATACACCTGAGCAAACTTATATTCATCTGATGTTTCACCAAATGCAGAGGCTACAGCAGAAGCTGACGAATATAAGGTAGGTGCATTTACGGCAAGTCTTGAATTCTTTGAAAGAACAAGACCATTAAAGACCAGATCAGAGCCTGTACCTTTTAAAATTCGAGGTACAATGCTGACGATGTTACTTGCACTAATTGGCATTGTATTTTTCTCCTATTTAATAGAATCTACGTTCTTAATACCTAGAACGTTCAAAGAAGGGTCTTGCTTTTCAGCTTCAGACAAAGGGGTAATAAAATTGTTTTTTACATTAACTTCAGTAAAACCATAGCTGTCATAAATACTTTCAGTGGACATTGCTATATGAAGAGTAGTTGACCAACGCTTTAAGTAGTTGTTATCGTCTGATACTATGGTTGTGTCATTTGAACTGTCTGCATAGAGAATATGCATTCCACGAGTATTTAAGAATTCATAAACAACATCTGACTGTGAAAAGTTATCAATTGAACTTGCTCTTAGCATTGCATCTAAGCCGTCAGAGCCGTTAGAAGTGTCTGCGTAACAGTCAATCTGCACACTTACTTCATATTCAACTTTGTTATGTTCTTCTTCATTTTGAGCATCATATTTGATCTCATTGGTGCCGTGTCTGACAATATTTAAAATTGTGTAGATCACGTAGTCACTTGAATCTTCAGGAAGAGTTAGATTGTTTTGATTGCCATAAAAGATGTTGTTTTCATCTACAGAGGGGATTAAGAACTCATTTAACAGCTCATAGAGTGTTTCCTGTAGATTGGTCGATGTCTTGATCGTGTTCATTGCCTTTGTCTTCAGAAGGAGTTACGGGAATAGATGGTGTAAGTTCAATAGCTTTAATAGTTAGGTTTGGTGCTCTGTCTTGAAGTTGAACTCTTAAGCACATCCAACCTGCTTTTGAAAAGTCCTCTTCCACAGCGATTACAAACCACCACATGCCATTACTGTCTTTTAGGTAATCACCACTGCGTGACAGCTGTCTGAATACGCTGTATGGCTTTTCTTTTAGCTTATCTGATGATTGTAAATAGAGCTTTCTGATCTGTGAGTTTTGACCTGCAAGATTAGAGTGATCTAATGCAGCATCATTCTCTGACTGAAAACTGCCTTTAACTTCTATACCGTTCAGATAAATGGCTTTTACAATGCCTTTTACATTCTGTTGTCCACAGGAACGAAAGAGTGTAAATGTTTCATCTGCAAGGTTAGCGTTAATAGCTCCTCGCACGATGTTGTGAAGATTTAACATGGTTTTGCCTATGTTGAAAAAGTAAGAAAGGTTTCTTATAATTTAGTAAAAGGTGAATTTTGTGATCTACCTGTCGTAGGAAGCAGGATTGGCGTAACAAGTTCACCTTAATAAAAGAGCTTTGTGATTCTACCTGTCTTTTTGAAGCAGGACTGGATGTCATGAAGCTCTTTTATTTTTTAATTGCGTCTGCCTTATCAATTGCATAATGTGAGAATTCTGCAACCTTTCCAGCCTGTTTTGATATTAAAGTAACCCTATAAAAATCGTTATCAATCTTAAGTGTCTTTTGTGTATAGTGAATTATTACCTGATTGCTTGGATTGTGATAGTCTTTAGCTTTTCCTATCTCATGACCTGTCCTGTAGATGTAACCTAAATAAGGTAGAACCTTTAATTTATCCTCATTGATATGGCTAGCTGTTTCTTTAATGCCGTTTGTAGAAAAAATTAACTTATCGCAACCTGTTAAACCTTTAGGCTTGATTATTGGAGTTGTATAACTCTCTTTTAGATATCTCACCACTCTTTTAGTAAGAGACAAATTTTTAACTTTATCTGACTTACTAAAATATTCAAATGTCGGTAACTTATCAGGTCCAACAGAAGATCCTGCACCACCGACAACTTTATGATTTTTAATTGCTATTGTTTGATTGTCTTTAGTTTTACGAAATTCAATTTCTTCATCATTGGTTATTTTTAACTTTAATCCATATACATAACCTAATGCATAAACATAACCGAATATAAAAGCTTTAGCTTTATTCATTATTGAATCTCAAAACTTATTGAATCTCTTAATAATCCTGAACTGATACCAGCCTGAGACGAACTTGATGTTCCTGTACCGTCTTGTGAATGCCCCTCTGAAATAGCTCTATATATAGCCATTGTCATAGGTGAACGAGGTGGGAATCTGTTGTTTCTGGAACCACCATTTTCAAGAGTTGTTTGAATGTCCTGAACCATAATCGCACCGACCATTTGAAGCGATTTTGTATAGAAAGACGCATCAGCACCTACGGAGAAGTGAACCAGAGATTTAATAAAGTAATCTTTCCAATTCTTTTCTTCATCTGCAATGGTGTATCTAAAGAACGGTCTTGGTGGATTAAATAAAGTAGCACCTGCAGGAACATGAACACCATGATGTGATAAATAACCGCTTTGTTTTGGTGTTACTCTCTGGACCCAGCCAAACTCTAAGTATTTGCCGTATTCCTGTGTTGATACACCGCTTTCTGAACGCATATCACGAACACCAACAGCTACGGTTTTATTTGATTCACTCTTAAGGTTCTTAACTAAAGATTTTAGCTGTTCTAAGTTAACTTTGATGCTATGCATGATGAGATATTTGCGAAAAATAGCCTATAATTCAGTAAAGCAAGAGTTTTAGAAAAGAATTCTGTTTCTTTGTAATACATTGTCTAGGTCCGAAATATGCGATGTTCTCTTGCTTGTATCTTTGTAAAAAGCAACCTATAATTACGACCAAGACGGTGATAAAAGTCAGAAAGACGGCACTTCTGCTTACGGTTAGGATTTATTCCTAGAACCAGGATGGTGAGTGGGCCGCACACCTATCACCGTCTTTTCAATTCTTCTTTGTTGCTTTCTGTTAAAAATATTTTATACTTAAGGTAGAGTAAGAGTTTAAGAAGAGAATTCCGTTTCTTTGTAATACATTGAGTCAGGTTCGTGGTAGGCAATGTTCTCTTACTTTATCATGTCAACATTCTATTCTTTCTAATCTCTAACCTAGTCTTGTAAATCTCCATATTTGTTATTACAAATCTATTGTTGTGTTTTCCATCTTTATCTGTAAAGTTTCTTGTAATAACAAGTTTGTAACGAGTATTGCCTATTGAATGTTCTATATAGAAATTTTTTACATCGTGTATTTTATAGCGATTTATTATTGAACCTTTATTTATTATTTCAGGTAAGTATTTAACTGCTTTCTCAGGATCCTGGTCACATTCACGTCTTCTTTTTATAATATGTTGCAATCCTGCATTATCATTACCCCAAACAAGATCTATATCACCAATACCATCACGATGAAAGGCATCTTTTATGTGTCCGTGTTTCATAGATAAGAGCACACTAACAGCCTTTTCGTTTCTAAGATTTTTACCAGTGATCTCGTTTCCATAAAGCTCTTTAATTGTGGTTGAACTATAGCCTGCTTCATTACCAACCCCACTAACTTCTTTAGTCTTGGTGTTAATAGCAATCTTCTTACCATTCTTAGCTGTTCTAAAGATAAGATCTTTATCAGGTATATTCTCATCTTTAGTTAACATGCTCTGTCTGGCTTTCATGCCTAAACCGAACATAAAACCAAGACAGTAGGCTTTAACAATATTTTGAGTTAGTGGAGTTACCATAGTTAACTAATGAAGTTTTTAATGAAGTCACTTTTAATAAAAATGACATCTGATTAAAAGGATGAGTTACGACACTACCCAAATGGATGGTTTATCTTGTATCCATAAAATCTACCGCCTTTGGTGCGAGCTTTGAGCATTTGCCATGCCTGTTGACCGCACAATGTCTGATTCCACCAATCAGCGGTATCTTTGTTTGACTTGAATAAATCAAAACTTGTATTTACTGAACCTTGTGATGCAGAAGTTACTCTTCCTGGCTGTCCATTTTTGTTCCACAACTCTAATGTCGCTAAATGACAGGTGACAGCATATAAAAACGTTCTACGTGTGTAGATGTCGTTTTCAGGCTCATACTTGAAGCATGATGAACTGTCATCATTGCCATACAGCTCACAGGCATCTTGAAAGCACATTTTTAAAGCTTCATCTGAAATATCAGCCAAATGCTCATATCTGCATCTAAAAACATCTATATCAAATTCAACTTTCATTTCAGATAAAACCTCAATCAACAGGGGAGCTTAAACTCCCCATTCATTACTATTCTTTTGCTTCTTCAACTTTTGCGTCTTTAGGAGAAGCAGGATCAAAACCGCCTGATGTCTGTGCGATCTTGTCCTGTACAGTATCTGACTTCATCTCATTCTCATTTTTGATTTCAAAAACACTTGGTAAAAAGCCTTTTGCACCAATAAACATGGTTTCACGTCCATGTAGAGCTTTAATAGCTTCCCAGTCTGTTCTTGATAATGTCTGATGTACTCCATTACCAGACTCAGTTAAGATGCCTTTTCTCTTACCTCGTAAAACAGCATCTGTTCCGTATAAAACTACAGATTTTGTTCCACCTGAGCCGTTAGGAATATCATCAAACTTGTGGTTATGACGTAAGCAAACAACAATATGAACAACGTCTGCACCTGTTAACTTCTCTGTCTCAGTTTTCTTTTTAACTGCCATTTTATAGTCTCCATAAATTAAAAAAGGCGGTAAAAACCGCCTTAAGAGATGAGATTGAAAAACTAGATACCCTTCATGATAGCAATCAATGAAGGACGCTTAATCACAGTACCAAAGGTAGTACCGATAGCTTTCTGTGAGAAGTGTGACTCATGAGGAATTAAGCGACCTAAACGATACTTCTCTGAATAAGAAGGCTGTGCTGTAATATCGCCATTGTACTCAGGAACAATTAAGTACAATGTTTCACCTGTAGTATCACTTAACTCAGGAACTACCTCAATCTGAATGTTTGGATAGTTCTCAAGTAATAAGCCTTTAGCTGTCTTACCAAACTGAGTTGCATTTGTCAGATCAGCGTTTCTTGCATTGGAAATACCTAAGATCATAGGAGTATTTGCATCAATGTTACCGCCGTTGTTTTTCTGTAACTCAGTGATTAACTTTACAATATCGTCATAAGCTCTATTAGCAAAGTCAGCTGTTGAGTCAGCCTTTTTATCAGCCCATGTTGATTTACCATTTGCTGAAATTGGTGAAATAGAATCAGGTAAATTAGGATCATTTAACAGACCATAGATTTCCTTACCCTCAACACCAAAGAGATAGAACTTATTCTGTGCTCTTTCAATAATTGATGCTGATGCTCTCTGTTTACCTGCTACAAGTGACAGTTTTGCAGCAGCTGCTAATTCAGCTTCAAAGTCACCATATTTTAAGGTAGTCTGGAATCTGAACTGCTCACGAACAGGGAATTCATAATTAACATCTACAGATGAACCATTCTGAAAATCAGAATAAGCTTCAACGTCACCTGCCAACTCCTCTACAGGGAATGTATAAGAGTTATCAGTCCACTTACCAACCTGAGCTTCAATACCTAACTTTGTTGCAGCTGTTTTTGCAAACAGAATTTGTACAATTTTAGGATCGATGTAAGCAGTAAATGCTGATGGAACTCCAACGTTAGCAGGAGTAATTGCAGCATCCTGTGCTAACATTTTTGCGGTTTTGTTGTAATCAGTACGGATATTACCGTTTACTGAATCATAAGCCATAAAGCCTTTTGCATAAGGAGCGACAATACCACGCTCTTTAGCTAGCTCAAAATCTTCGATCATTGATTATCTCCTAGAATCTCTCAGCGATGACTAAATCACCTTCAGCAAAGTTCTTCTTGCCGTCAGTTGCTTTAACTACCCAGCCTGTATCAACTACACCTGTACCTGCAGTTGCTGCTACAGATACAACACCAGTAGTAGGCTTAATTAAAATCTTTAAGCCTGTAGTACCTGCAGAAGGAGCCTTAATGTAGTACTGACCACGTAAAGCAATGGTTACAGTCTCACCATCTCTATAAACTGATGTAGCTTCATCAGTTACAGATTCAAAAGTTGAGGTTAAGTTGCGTTCTACAATACCGATTGGCAACTCGGTATCAGCTGATGCTGTAGCTGAAACTACACCGTCTTTATTAAAGAATGCAAAACCACCTGCTTTTACGGTACCGTCTGAGAAGTAGTTTGTATCTGTATAAAACGCCTGACCTACAACTACCTGCTGACCTTCAAAGCCTTTAGCAGGGTATAGACCGACAGTCTTCTGTAAAATTGACATTTATTAAACTCCTACCTGAACATTTGTTAAAATTTCTGAAATAGCACTATTCTTTGCTGTAGGAGCTGAATCAGTAGCCATTACAGTTCTCTTGTCCTTAGTTGCAGTTAATGCGCTGATTACAGCTTTTGCTGCTTTGCCTGTTAACTGATTGTAATTTCTGATGCCCAGCTTCTTAGCTGCTTCACGGTAAATCTGACCTGCGCTGTCAAAAGCCATTGCATCAACATTACCTAAAATTTGTCTGCACTCATTAGCAGCTGCATATTTAAGTTTTAGCTGTCTGTTAACAGCCTTAACCGCAACTTTAATCTGTGCATCCTGACCTAATGACTTATCTGTGTTCTTATCTTTTTCGGATGAAAGCTTAAAGCCTGTAATGAATGCTTTCTTAAGCTCAGGTGAAGCATCATCTAAACCACACTGCTTTAAAGCATCGCCAATGACCTTATCGTCATCGTCTTCTGCCTGAGCATTGTCATTAGGTTCTTCATCCTTAGCTGAATCAGTATCATCAAGATCATCATCAGTAGCATCTACAGGCTCTTCATGTTCAGAACCATTATCAGAAGTATCAAGATCATCGTCTTCGGCTGGTTCTGATGTTTCCGAATCATCGTCTTCAGCTGAATTTAAAATGTCTTTATACTTGTCTTCATCACCATTAGCTTTGATAGCTTCAATTAAAGCTTCAAGCTTACCGTCAGTTGCAGGAGTATTATCCTTATCAACCATGTCGCCTTCTTTTGCCTTGTGCAGGTCAAGAATTGACTGTGCAAGGTTCTTCTCGGCATTTTCAATTGCTGCATTATCAGCCATTGTATTTTTCTCCTTGATTTGTGCGTCTTCCACCAGTACATCATGTCCCGCACGGCCCTCTTCAACGAGAGCAACATGATTACAATTAATATCAGTCATTACGAAATCGTAATGTTGACCATCAAACTCACCTTCTTTTTTTACAGGAGTGTATCTGTAAGCAAGACTTAGCTCACGCATTGAACCGTCTTTAATACGGTCAATTGCCTTTGCATCGTGAAAATGAAGTGAATTAGTAAGATAAGGTGCTTCCCATTTGGCATCATCGCCAGTAGAACCAATACGAGTATCTTTAGCAGGTGCATTTGCGTAATCAGCGTGATGCTCAAACTGAATTGGAATGCCGTTTAAACTCTGAATAGTGTCAGGTTTTGATAATTCTGATGCAGGTCGATAACCGTGATAAATGACATCAGATTCAAAACCAAGTTCTCCATGATTAGGTATCTCATGTCCATAGTATGGTGCTACCTGTTCTTTAGTCACAGGGGAAACAGCAACATGAAGAAAACCATTGTCGTCCACAGTTCTTACTGAATCTTTATCTATTGAGAAATTGTCAAAAGCTAAACTTGTTGGCATGATTTGACCTATATTTATAATTAGAAGTCGTCTTAGTTAAGATGTAACTACGACTAAGACGAGGTACGACACCACTCTGGTAAAGCCATACGAAAACCGCACTTACAGTAAGGCAGTTCACCAGGCAAAACATTCTTGTTTACATCACTGTCATACAGTCCTACAGAGATGTCATAGCGCTGACCATCAAAAGCTCTGTGAGTTTCTCTTGACGTGTATTTGCCAGGTACATGTTTCCAGATAGCGTATTGAATTCCTAAATCCTTTGCGTTGCTGATTTGTATCTGTATACTTGATTTATGTACCTGATCACTTACAACACGCTCTACACGTGCTCTGTCAAAACCTTGTGTTGCACCTAAGACAATGCGAAGATCTGAAAGATTGTCTCCACCTAGCAAACCTTTTTGAACAACATCAGAAATACGCTGTACATCGTTAAGTGAAATCTTTGTGATTAAAGCAGCATTCTCTTTAATCATTCCTTCCATTTGAGAAGCAATAGAAGGGGAAATGAACTGTTTTTTAATGGTAGGTACTGTCCATTTTCTTTTCAGGTAATCAAGATTAAACCCTGCTGCTTTAAGAGCTTGTTTCTGAGCAAAACTGACTGTTGCAACTTGATTGTGTATGAACCAGTCACAAAGCTGTCTTGAAATGCTGTTTAATCCTGTAGCCCATGAACCTATATTTCGATTTATAAAATCATCAATATGGTTCTTAAGCCATTCAGGATCAGCTTTAGCCATTGAACGCAGTATCTTGCGCTGTAGCTTTAGTAATTGCTGTCGTTCTGCCTGTGTCTTAGGTTTAGACAATGAAGCATCTGTTGTAAGCATTGCTTCACTGTCCAGATTGAGCATGATTTGATTTAAAACATAACGTTGAAAATCACTTTGAAGTTTCAGAACCTTCTTTTGAAAGGTTTTGAGAAGCCACTGATTCGGCTCGATTACTCTCGCTGTTCTCAGCTTTTTCATTCTTAGCCTCATTCATCATCTGTGTAAATGGATCGTCTGTCTTAAAATCTTCCTGCTCGCCATTCTGCATTGCTTGTGCATGAGCTTGTTGCAGTTCTTCTGGCATTTCACTGTCGATAAAATCAAGGCCAATGTCTTGATCATTCTTAACAGCTTCACGAAGTTCTTCAGCGCTTAGAACCTGTCTATCAAGTAACTGCCCCCATGCACCTACTTTTGTTTGAGCTGTCATAGCCTGTGATGCTCTGTTCTCAACATCAAGAGGCACAAAGTCAAAGGTAATAGAAGGATCAATCTCTCCAAATTCAGCACGCTCAATAGCATTGATACAACGCTGAATTGCATCACGGTGTAATTCCTGTTTAGAAGAGATGTGATCGTAGTAATTTTTAAGATCAGATTCGCCTGTAGCATTAAAGCCAGAAGGTGAAATGCCAAGTAACTTAACAGCAGGTACTCGGTTAATTGCACAAATCATCTCTAGACTTTGCTTAACAATGTCTGTACAGCCAGCCGTAGATGTTTGTACGTTAGTTACATCTTCACTGTCTTTATCGCACACAAAGATTGAATCGTTATCTCTGTAGCGGGCTAACATAGCCATCTTTGCGTCAAAAAAAGCAATGCCCTGTGAGTCACTATTCAGAATTGCATCCATATCAGTTTTAACTACTAGTAGCGATATCTTTTGAAGCAGTTTTGCTGTGTAAGTTCTGCATTCGTTAAAGTGAAGAATGTAATCCCATAAGATTTGAGCCTGTGGAATACCTAAGAAGTTGTAATTTGGTTTTAGAAGTAAAGGAGGTTCATTATCAACAATTCTTAGTAATCTGTCTTTATGAACCTTCTTACCCAATACATACCAGTACTTAGGCTTCATGTAATCAGTAGCTAAAGGATTAAAGGCGTTGTATTCGGCAGGGGAGATGTTAACAGGATCAACTAGAATAAACTTAAGATTATGCTCAGGATCAATCTCAGCTGACTGATTGTTAATTGCTAGTGGCAAATCAAGTTCATCTGAACCTGTATCTATAAAGATAAAGCAACCTCCCATGTAGCCTGTTGTTGTAAAAGCATCATGGAATAATGATTGAATGCGATACTTGTTCTTGATTAAATCATCAAGTTTACTGATCTTGTCAGGATCAGTGTCTTCTCCACCTTTTAGCTCGATCCATTTTTTTGACATGTCATCAGCAACGGTTGAGATACAAGCTCTAACCATACCTTGCTGAGCAATCTGCTGTAGTGCTCCGTAACCTACAAATGAAGTAACAGGGAACTGTCCCATGTCAAAAGCATGTTGCTGTAAGCTCTGATAAATGGAATCAAAACCGCCAATACTTTCAAAAGCAGAATCCATTGCAAGACGTGTATTTTCTTTGCAACCTAATGTTACAGGCAAAGAGAAAGCTTTCTTAACCTTTTCTAAGGTATCAAATGCTTCAGCTGTTCTTTTAGGCATAAGCAACTGATTAAGTAACTCTTCAGGAGAGATCTTTTTCTTTGCTTTGGTCTCTTTAATTTCTGCTTTTTGTTCTTTAGTATTCATAGGCAATAAAAAAGGCACCTTGCGGTGCCTTCTTTTTATTAGTTGAATTTAGTTTTTAAAGATTTGCTTAACTGCGACTTTTAATATCATTGGTGCAAATTCTTTTAATGTTTCCCATGTGACCATGTAGCCAGCATCTTTAATAGCTTTAATTGTTTTATTTAAGAGAAATTTGTCTTTGACAATATCAGCAAAATCGTAACCTTTCAGAGTAATTCTTGGTACGTCTGTACCCCATGAATACAGACCATCAACAGAAAGAGATATTGTCACTCCTTTGATATAATCAGCATCGATAAGCATCTCTAAGTGTTGCATTAGAATGCTGTACTTGTTTTGATTCGACTCATACTTGCTGATAAGCAACTCTAATCTGTCATCTTCAATTGCATTAAAGATGTCACCCATTAAATGCCAGTCTCGTTTCATAATAAGCCTCTTATAGCAAGACAAAGAACAGCAATAATGAAATAATCGATAAGATTGACTGAACTCTCAATAGCCATCCTCTACGTGCAATCTGAACCTTTAAATTGGCAATTACTTTGTCATAGTCGTAAAGAATATCTTTAACTGATTTGTCATCTTCTTTTAACTCATCATACAAAGCTCTAAACTTGTCCATTGGTAGATAAGTTGAACCTGTGAATAAGCCACTTAACGACATACAACCAAGAATCAATGAAGCTGTAGAAGTAAATGTCATCGCAACTGCAATGTAATACAAATCCTGATGAACAGGCATTGCTTTTAAGCCTGCAATTAAAGCTACATTTAACCAAAGGTATGTCTTAGAAACATCACGCTGATGTTCTTTTACTTCTTGACTTAAGTTATACCAGAATTTGTAAGCATACTCTAAAGACAATAATGGTGAAAACATGATAAATACCTTATTTATGCAATTCTAAAATCACAGGGCTTATAATTACTAGAAAGACAAACCAAATGAACCATGACATACATTAAAACCTTCTTCTGCCTTGTTTTAACAGTCTTAAATTAGCTTCTGAAACTCTATTTTGAGTGTCTTTTAACTCTACAAGACCATAACGAAGTGCATCCATGCAATGACTGAACTCATGATTAGGTTTGTTTGTTGGTTTACCTAATCTATCCTTTTCCCAACAGTAATTTTTGATTTCATGTTCAAAGTTTGTACATTTAGGAGAATAGATGATCTTGTAGTTCTGTATCTTTTGAATACCATAATTTACAGAATCAGGACCTTTAGGAGCAGCCTTTGCGTTAACTCCAACTCTACGCAATTCTTCAATAGATTTAGGCTCTGCTGCATCACAATAAACAGGTTCACCTCTTAATCCAATGTCATTCTTTATGTGTTTTGCAATCTCTTGATTGGTAACATTGGTAAGATATAGCTCATAACAGATAAAAATCTCTTTATTCTCAGTATCAACAAATCCACCAACAAAAGCTGTAGGATCAGTAAAACCAAAATCTAAACCAAAGAACGCTTTATATCTGCGAGGTGCTCCAATGTAGTCTCTGTCGTTTAACTCTCGACATTCTACATTCTCATAAATAAGGCCTTCTGCAATACCCCAATCACCTAATCCCTCAATCTTATATCTGCGAGGATTGCGCTTTTTCATGTCTTCAAATAAAGCATGATCAGCTTCAGATAACCACTCGTTACAGAGGTAATTAGTTGTCTTAGTAAATGTAAGTTCGGAAGGTTCATCGAAAAAGCGTGACTTTAACCATGACTGTTCAGACCATGGATTAAAGGTGATCATAATTCTGATGAAGTAATCATCAGGCATCTGACCACGAAAAGACATATCTAACTTGTTAAAAGCTTCTTCGTCTACAATCTCATATGCTTCTTCAATCCATACCCAGCAAAGATAACCTTTAGGCACGGAAATAGAAGTGATCTTCTGACCTTCATCTAATCCACGAAACAAGATCTTTTGACCTGTAGGATTGTAAACAATCTCTAGAGGAGAGGTCTTGAACGTGAAGTAGTTCTTAATGCCAAATCGTTCACATGCCCACTGCAGATCAGAAAACTGACTATCTCTGATTGTGTTTTGGTAACGTCTTACACAAAGTGCATTACCTAATGGCATTTTTACAATGTGGTATATAAGCCACAATGCAGTAGTTTTTGATTTTTTACTAGCTCTTGAACCTTTACAGACTACATAACGTTTCTTTGTGTTCCACCAATCGCCATAATTGTGACCAACTATATCAAGCAATTGTGAAACTTTAGTAGTCATCAGGCATTTCACCAACGATTATTACAGGGGAAACATTAACATTAGTTGAAGTATCATAAGCACCCTGCATCTTAGCCAGAAGATCTGCTGCTTTGATGCGGTCAAAATTAGAAGGTAGTTTAAAGTCGTGAACAACGTCACCCATTCCTTTATTGCTAACTACCATTAACTGCTCTTCTTTAGCTTCACCACGAGCGATTGAGGTTAAGATTTTTTGAATTTCGTTTTTATCTGCAATAAGTTTTGAATTAGCCTCATCAGCTAGTTCTTTAATTCTCTGTTTGATATGTTTTTTCTGCAACAGCTTATAACCATAAGAGCCTGCTGCATTTCCTTTCATTGAATAGCCGGCATCTATTACAGATTGTTTTGCATTTGCATTAGAAGCGTAAGCAATGCAAAACTTTTCTTCTTTTGGATTTAGTTTTGGCATGATTACACCGTTTTGAAAAATTAGAAAAGCTAAACTATAATTAAGTAAATACCGTAAAGCTCCATTTCTAGGAAGAAAAAACCGTACGCCTAGATTTGTAGGTATACCGAACCTCGATTAACAAGCGATATATTCACCTTTACGGTATGATGTCATATCCTGTTATTAACCAAGTCTTGGTCGTTATCCAATATGGATTGTTTGTTGAAGCATCAAAACTTAATTTACGGAGTTTATGATAACTAAAGCCTAAGCCACAACAAAATCCTAATGTATAGGCTTGAGTTATATTCATGTTTACTCCGTTAAGCTTTGATACCGTTTACTTAACTCATTCCGCTCAACTGCAATCTCATCACACTTAGCTGAAAGCTTAATGACATACTCTGCAAGAGTTCTTCTGTCCTGTCTAAGCTGTCCACATTCACAGGTTGCTTTAGCTTCTCTGGTAGATGTGGTATTTGTGGACAATGTTGTTCTGTTGGAACTGCCACTGTCTGAGTGCATGCTGTTAGAAAATTTACGATTATTAAGCATAGACAAAGCTTTATCATATTTATCTTGAATCTTCTGAAGTTCATTGTTAGCCTCTTTGTCAGCTTGTCTCTGTTGTTCCTGCCAATAGTGTTCTCTATTAAGCTGCTTAACTGTAGCTTCTTGATCTGCTTTTATACCTTCAGTCTGCAGTTGTGCAATTTCAGCTCTGTAATGCTTGGCTGTAATGGTGACACCAAAACAGGAGCCAATGACAGCTGACATAGTAGCTACAATTAAAAATAATTTAAGATCCATAAACAATATAAGAAATTAAACCTATTAACATTGCAAGCAGTACAAGATAGCTTGTAACTTGCGCATAAAGCTCTTAAAAAAAACGAATAAGCAATAAAAAAGGGTACTCATGCGAGTACCCTTTTTTTTGAGCAAATAAAGTGTTAATTATGTGTAACTAATTTAGCTATATAACCCGATCTAGTTTCTCCAATAGATTGAGCTAACCTATCTAAACGTCTTAACACTTTTGATGATAAAGTAATATTTATTCTTTCTACTTTGTCTGTTAATTTTGATAAATCTAAATCAACGACACCTAAAACAAAATCATCTAAATTAGGATATTTTGTTTTTAAAGTTTCAATATCGCTAGGTTGAGGAATATCTATATTATTCTCACTTGCAACCTTTGCCCATTCTTCTCCAGCTTCTGCAATATCAACCAATAGCTTATCTAAAGTTTCTGATTGAGCAGTACAGCCTTCAAAATCCAAAAGCATAGCACCATAATCTTCATTATTTGCATCTTTTGGCTCTATAGCAATGTAGTACTTCATATGTAAACTCCTAATCACTAGAGAAGAGATATATTTCAATCTCTTCTTTTGTGTTATTTAAGGTTTGCAGTTTTCAAAATGCTATGTAATAAACCTTTTTTCATATCCTTTCTAGGATGTGTAATGGTTATTATTTTTGCATAATTAGGATGCTTAAAAGTGAAATGATCACCTTTTGAAGAAACAAGCACCCAGCCGTTTGCCTTTAATAACTTAATCAGTTCATCACTGCTCATTAGCTTGACCTCACAATAATTAAGTTACATATAAAATTATACACACTATAATACACATTATCAAGTTAAGAATTAAAATATTAAATTCTTTTCTTAGCGTCTTGCGATTCTTGCTATTAAGGTGTGAAGCAAACACCTTGATATTCATTATTAGACTAATGAATGCAAATTCCACTTTAATATAAACGCAAATCCAATATAATCGATCATCATTACAA